GAATCAGGACCACAATCCAACCGAAACTCATGGTTCACTCCCACGGGCGGAAACGTTTGACGTTTTCGATTTCGCAATCACGATCTTCTGAATTCGACCAAACACCATTCCGGTACACCCCACAACACTTGCCGAGAGCTCCATCGTTCCAAATGAATTCGACTCTCATTGGAATGTTTTCCGGTGGCGTCGTGTCTGGGAAGTTGTTCCAATCGTTCGGGTTGTACTCTTTGAGTTCTTCGTATTCGTGCAGGTAGAAATCAATCTTTAGGCGAGGGTGACCATTGCAACCAAAGCGTCCGCACGTTACCCCGATGGAACCTACTCTACAAAATTGGTCCACGGCTCCTTTTTCGAGACATTCCGAGAAATCGCCGTCGGTGATCTCGTCGAGCTTCTTCTGAAGCTCTTGGTCTTTGAGTCTGTACTTAGTCATTGCTTACTCCCACGATGTGAACTGCACATCATCTTTGTCACCGATGTTGTACAAGCGTCCTTCTTCGTTGCACCAATAACCACCTGAGTAGTAGGCGCACCTGCGAAGCACTACCTCGTGGTAGTTGCTTGACTTTCTGATTTCGAGTCGCAACGGAACATTGTTGGGAGGCATCACCTTCGGATACGAATTCCACTGATTGGCGTTGTACTCTTCATGGATGAGAATCTCTTCTAGTTGGAATGCGATCTCAAAGCGCTTGAGATTGCTACCAACAAGCTTTCCGAAGCGAACGGTAAACGGATCGTTCGTTGCTCCTTCAAGCATCTTCGCATTGAGTTGCTTGCTGAAATCACCTTCCGAAAGACTGTCGAGTTGCATGTGAAAAGTGCGGTCTTTTAGTTCGTATTTCATTGCGTCCTCACTTCACTTTTTTATGCAAAAAGATCAATCCAGAACTTGAAGCTGGCTCCGACAACGCCGATCATCACGATCATCAGAAAAGCTACGAATCCGAGCGTTCCGAGCAAGTAGAGAAGGTCTTTCACGGTTGCACCTCATCTTCTTCGTAGTAAAAATCGGCATTCATTGCCAGAGCTTCGCGAAACTGACACAACTGTTCTGGTCGTAGCGAAACGTATTCAATGCAACTGGTGTCATCGGCTTTTGTTACGCAGGCTCCGATTCCGCGTTCTTTCTGTTCAAAAACTTTTGCAGGATGTTGGAATATCCAGCAAAAAAGCAGTTCGTCCGAAGCAAAGCTTTCACCGATGTATGTCGCGCCGCTGTTTATGATCACGCGATGCAAGTTCTTAGCGGTTTTGACCTTTTCCAAAAGTTCTTCGAATGTCATAAGAAAAAAGGCCGCGCTAGGCGGCCATGAGATCAGTGTTGATTGGCGTTCTGGGCGTTGACGTAGGCGTCACGCCATTCGTCCAGCTCGGGCGGGATGTCCTTGGGAGTTGCCGGAGTCGGTTCAGGTGCGGCAGTTGTAGATGCCGGAGCTGTCGAGGTCTGAGTTGGCCGTTCTTCAACTGGAGAAACAACGGGCTGAATCTCTACGCCTTTATCTGTGAAAGCTGCATCAATGAAGTCGTTTTCTGTGAGGGCTTCACCTCTGTCAGACCGTTCATCAATTTCCACAGCGCGCACGGCCTCGATGCTCACAGGAAGATACTTGAAGAGCTTACGCACAACCGTCTTGCGAGCCATTTCTGACCAATGCGTGACCCATGGGCCATTCTTGCTGGCCTTTGACTCTTTGCGAACTGCTTCGATTTCTGCACGACTCATGACTTCGAACTGCACGCCACCGCCCATCAACACCGCCACAGCGTAGACGTAGGTGATGGCACCTCTGTCGGCCATAGGCGAAGGTTTGTGCTTAATGTCGGGGTGCAGACCAAGTTCGTAATTGAACTCATCTGCCTCATGAACGCAGTACGCGTTGATGGACGCGATTTGACCGGAGCGGCGAGCGAGATCAATCATGCCGCGATATCCAATGATCAACTGGCAAGTTTTGCCATACGGTAACAGGTAGCAGTGTCCCAAGGCGCTGCCAGGTTCAAGTCCGAGCTGAGCACACTGAAGAACCGATCCCAGGAAGCTCTCTTGGGAACAGTTCAGCAATGCCGGCGTTTTTCGACACTCTGTGATGATGATTCGAGTCAAACGGTCGGCCGTCAAGCTCTTAGGCAGAGCCATAGCCATCTGAGCCTGAACTTTAGGAGAGCGAAGAAGAGAAACCAGAGTGTTCGGTTTGTTTGTTTCAGCAACCGCGGACGCGCGCGCTTTTGCGGGTGCGACCTTCTTCAGAAGTTCGGTAGTGGTACTCATGTTCTGTGCCTTTTTGTGTTTTGGTTAATAGGCGAGTCGGAAGGTTCGGCTTTCGCTTGTTTTGCAGAATTGCAGGTAGGTTTCGGGCGATTCTTTCTTGAGCCGAGTCGAGTCAATTCGGGTGGTGGATTGCGCTTTGTAGGAGAGGGCCTTCTTGCCGTTAATCAAGAACCCCTGAGCGTCCTTCAGGCTGATGATCAGCTTGGTTTTAAGCTCTTCTTTTTGCTCGGTCAGTTCTTTGATTTGAGCGTCGAGGTTCAGTATTTCGCCGATGTTCACGGCATCGTCAGGGGAGGCCTCAACCATGCCGTCTGTGTCGCGCGGCCAGAGCTTGTAGGCATCTGCAATCGTGACCGGGTCGGGCGTCACGCGAGGGACGACGTAGGTTGTCCAGAACTCGCGGCACTTGTCTTGCAGAACCGAGATCAGCTCATCATTTCGAGGCACAGCGTAGATGCGGAAATCTTGTCCGCCGAGAAGCGCGGCCACGTAGCAAATCTTTGCTCCCGTGATGCCCATGTACCACTGCACCTGCGTCTCGTAGTATTCGGGAATGACGTGCTCTGTGACGATTTCGCCGCGGATGATTTCGTATTCCTGCGTGTCGCCCCACGCGCCCGCAATGAAGGCCGAAGCCGTCTTACATTCGAGGATGGCGTCGGTTGTGAGCATCCGGCCTGTTTCGGCTTGTTTGGCTTCGTCGAGCACGCGCACATTGCCGGAAATTTCAGGATTGACTACGGCGCGGTCGATGTTTGCCATCATCCACGGTTCTTTGGGGTTGCAGAGCTGTTTGTTGACTCGCTGCACCTTCATGCCGGTGCGCTTTTGGAATTCCTTTGCAACCAGATCTTCGAGCTGAGACCCCCAGTAGGCGGCTTGCGATTGCGAGTCATCAACATCTTCGTCTGTTTTTGAGAAGTAAACGTCAAGCGGGGTGCGGTAGCGGGAAAGACCGAAAATAGCGGCAACGTCGCTACCGCCAATGCCTTGCTGTCGGCCCTTGAGCCATTCGATTCTGTCTTGTGTCATTTTGTGTTTGGGTTATTGGTAAAGAAAAGGCCCACTTGAGAAGCGGGCCATCTGGGTAGTTGTTACTTGGCTTCATCAGCCTTGGGTTCTTCGGCTTTTGCGGCCTTTTTCTTGGCGGCCGCTTTGGTTGCCTTTTCAGCTTCAGCCTTAGCTTTGTCGGCGGCCTGCTTCAGAACGGCCTTGACGTAGGCTGAGCAACAGTCAGCCAGGTCCTTGAACTCGATGGCGGCTTCTTCGATTCGAATGCCGTCGTGGGGAGCGGCCAAGCCGTTTGCGGCCTCCAGCGAGAGTTCGATGATCTCTTTCGAAAGGCGGCTCATATCGCGTGCTGCGCGGCCTACCGACTCCGGATTGATAACTGCGTAAGTCATTGGATTCTCCAAAAAAGAAAGCCACCCTTGAAAGAGCGGCCGGATTGATGTTGATGTGGTTAACCGAGGTCAACCGTAAGAATTCGGTACACGGCCCAGGTTATGAGAGCGAATCCGCTACCTAAGCCGATTGAACACAAGGCGTAAAACTTGACCTTTTTGATGATTGCGTCGGTTTTTTTCATGGAATCTCTCAGCTGTCGGCCTCGATTCCACTTCTCCATTGCGATGTCCATTTCGAGAGCCTTATAAGAAAAAAGCCCTGTCAAGGAAAACTGCGCGTCTGAGAGCTTGGGGATCAGTGCGTGCAGAAGGGGGAGTTTGCAGAAGTAGGAACCTTGACAGGGCGGAAAGGGGAAGCCCCCACCTCCGAAAGGAGGCAGGGGCCACAGCAAAACAAGCGCTAGAAGCGCTGTGACAAGCCCAACCTTTCCTTGCGCTCTTCATTAGGGAGCGGTCGTACTGGGATAGGGCGCATAAGAAGACCCCGCCGGTTGCGCATCACTTTGGTCAACGAGTCTGCGTTGGCTTGCGCAGTGCCGCGGCTTACTCTGCAAAGGCTAAGCGTGCGAGGTCGATGGAAAGAATTATGTTCGAGTGTCTGGATGACTTTTGGCTGTTTTTTCCGAGTTTGATCTCTCCCGCCCGCTCGCACCCAAACATCTAACAGCCAAAAAAACGAGCGGACGGGAAAGAAAAGGGTGAGGCCACAAGAACTAACGCACGCGGGGAACTTTGTCGAGTGTCCGGATGCGCTGACAAGGATAACGGCCTCGTTAAAGGGGTAGCTTATTGGTCAAGTTGTGGAGCTTGACCAGCTCGGCTTCTGTGAGATGACCTTTTTCCAACGCGTAAGCAATTGCCTTTGAAGTCTCTTCCGTTAGGAGAGCGTTCAGAAATTTGTAGGTCAGAACAATGTGTTCTTTGGCTTCGTCAACCAGGTCATTTTCATTCGTCGCTTTCACTTTCATCCTCCGGTTCTTCCTCATCAAGCTCTTCGAGCCGACTGTCAAGCTCGAAAAGTCGATCAGAGGCTTCCTTTAGATCGGTAGCGGCTCCGTAGATCGTGGTGTTGTTTCGATTCAGGCCGCGAAGTCCCCAGAAGATGTTGTCAACTTCTTCGAGAGCCTCTTCTTTGGCCTTTCCAATTTCGTCACGAGTCATTGGGTGTCCTTTTCTGTGAAGTTGTGGCAATCAGGTATGGCCGCTCAGTGCTCGATGTGTTGTGGATTCCGGAGGTAAGCACCAAACGGCCATGCCTGATGGCCAGGGAAGCCTGAAAAGCCGTGAAAATTTGTCACGGGTTCAGGCTTCAGTCAGTCAGCGCAGCACCGCAGTCAAATGGACTCTGTTTCACGGGCTTATGGCTCTCAGGGCCTCTGCGCGTACGTCCGGGGGTTACCCGTCCGCTCTGGCCGCCGTTATGCCCCACGGCGGCAAACAGGGAAGAACTAGAGGGGCTGTCAAACCCTTTTTTCTGCTACCGTCGCGAGGGTGTGTGCATACGATTTCATTGCTGGAAAGAAGAACGTCGGTAGCAGAAAGAAGGATTCGCAAGCCCTTTTGACTGACGCCGCCTGTTGCCTAAGGCGGCACATCGCACGTGTTCGAAGATGAAGGAAAGTGGCGGCGTCAGTCAGAAGGACTCTCAAAGCCTTTTGTCTACTGCCCGGGCGGAGACCCCTAACGATTCAGAGGCGTAGGCGGAAGATTCCGGGCAGTAGGCAGAAGGCATTGCCTTCTTTTGATGTCAAGGCAGTGGCGGCAGTTCCGTCAGAAAGGCCAGAAAGAGACCGCACCCGACGATCGTTAGCGTCGCCACAAAGAGACCCAGGCGGGTATCTCCTTCGATGTCTTCGTTGAGCCAGTTCCAGAAGCGATTCAGCATTTCTTTTCCTCCTTTGATTGGGTCTGATCGACTTCCTTGTTCAGAAGCTCGACAAGGGCGGCAGAGAACTGCTGCACATCGGCGATGAGGCGAAGGCACATCTGCGGGCCAAGAGCCTTTGCTTCGACTACGGCCATGCAACGCTTGACCAGAAGAGCGGCTACGTCGCGGGTGGTGAGATTGAGTTCCGTGTTCTTCATGTCTGGTGCCTTTTTGCGAGGCTCCGTGGGATGATTAGAGGTGTCGGAAGAGGTAAGGAAACCGACTTTCTCTAACCATCCCTTGGAGATTTGCTATGTCTGAAAAATCAACTGTCAAGTTGTGTACTGGTGACGCCATTTATCTGGGCATGGTGGCTAGTGGCTGCCTAAAACTGCATGAGCTGGAAGTCACTAAGACCGACGATCCGTTAAACCTTGATCTGTGTCTTTCTGAAGATCTCGAGGTTTCTGAGAACTTTGCGAAGCTTCAGGACAATGCGGACAACCTTCTTTGGCTTCGTCACAAGTGCCACCAAATTGCGCCGACGATCGAAGCTCTCTTGCAAGATCGGCTAACGAAACAAGGTCGTTAAGCAGACGCTTAACTTCTTCGACCTTTTCTGCCGCACGGGAGCGCTCTTCGTTGCCTTTTCCCGTCCAGTAGACGTTGAAAAGAGCGATGGTTTTGGAAATTGCATGAGCCGCTTCCGCGCGCTTCTCTTCCACGACATGGAACAACGTGCGTCGGGCGAGTTCTCCGGTCAGAATGACTTCACCGGCTTCTTTGTTGATCTCAAGCCCGTTGATGAAGCCAGTGGCGATCTTGTTTTGACTGCGACTGGTTTTGCCGCCGGTAGCCTTGCCTTCTACAGAGAGCTCACCGGAGGAGAGGAAGGAACCGAGCAAAACTGATTCATCCTGACCGAGTTCTTTGCGGAGGAATTTAAGGGCGTTCCTGAGTGACTCCGCATGCTCCCTGGCGCTGCGCTCATAACTGACATCCCGAACCGATCCAACTCGGGTGAGAACGGCTTGCCAAATGTCTCTAGCCGCCTCGACGGTCATGTTGGGCTTGAGTTCGGTTTCTGCAATCTGGTCGCTTACTTGCTTGGATGCAGTTGTGATATTGGTTTGGGCTTCCATTTCCAGCTCTTCCTTTGTCAATCCAAATAGGTCAGCAACTGCTTCCAGATCCATCTGGGCTTGGACTGCTTGGCGCACCTTCGGGGGAAGCAAGCTGATTAGGCGGTTCGGGTTTCCCATGGCTCTAGCAACCCCAATCGGCTGAATAGGTTTCGTCATCCTCGTTGCCGATCGGCTCGCCGTACACAACGAGCAGCTCTCGGCTCGCCTTACGAAGCAACTTGACTCTCTTTTCGATCGTGTCGAGTGTGTCCAAGAACTGAAGGTCTCCATCTGGAGTCGTCTTGCCTTCGATGATTTCGTCCGGAAGGCATCGGATGCACAAGTTGATTTCGCTCTGGATTAGCGTTAACTGCTGCTCGAAGACTTTCTTGGACACGATCAAGGCCAAACTCCCCGTAAAGGTGACCTTGCCTTTGCCTTCGATGAACATTTCGCGTGACATCTCGATCTCCTTACTCGTCGGCATTGGACTTTTCTTCAGCAATCAAGGCTTCGATTTCCGCCTTGTTCTGACGCCACCAGTCGGCACCCCACTCTTCAGGCGTTTCGCCTTCGACTTCAATTTCGTCGGTCCAGTACCAGGGGCAGCACCAGGGGTTGGGCGTTTGGTCGCCCATGACGCCGCCGGCGTTTTCCCAGCCTTCGATGAAGGCTTTCTGTTGTTCTTCGGTGAGCGATTTGAGGATGAGGGTGGTTTTGGCTGTCATTTTTGGGTCCTTGCTGTTTACGTTCGTGAATTTTGTGTTCACGTTCGTGTGATGGCGGAAATTTAACGCAAGTTAATAAGAAAGTCAACAAACGTGAAGTAAAAATTCACGATCAGAAATTGACAGGCGAAAAAAAACCGCCCGAAGGCGGCTGAAAAAGTTAACCTGATTTAATCAGTGAGTGCGCAGCTTGAAGCTTTTCACGACACGGCCAAGCACTCGGATTGCGATTTGTCCTTCTGTGCTGATTTCGATGTCTCGATATGCCTTGTTGGTGCTGACCAGAGCAATCTTATGTCCGGTTAGTCTCTGGATGCGTTTAATGAAAAGCTCGTCATCTACGAGAATCAGATAAATGCCATCTCTAAAGCTGATGTTGTCGGAAATGTCTACAAAAACCACGTCTCCGTCATCAATTTCTGGTGACATGGAGTCGCCGGAGGCTGAGATTAATTTGATGTCTTTTGCGTTGTAGAAGCCAAAGTTCTGGCGGAACCAGGCCGCATTGACGAGAATTTTTTTGACGGCAGGAATGTCTTCGAAATTAACATGTCCAATGCTCCCGCATGACGCCTTGATGTCGACCATCTCCAGCTCAACTTGGTTGGCAGGAACAAGCTCCATGGTGCCGATTTCGTACATCATCCAGTCGGGGCTGATGTTCAACACGCGAGTGGCGCGCACGACATCATCATATTTCGGATTGGTGGTTGCCCCGTCCATCCATTTTTTTACGGCCGGCGCGCTCATGCCGGTTTTCCTTGCCATGTCAGCGGCTATGAGTCCGCGTGCTTTCATAGCGAAACAAAATCTTTCGTTCCATGTATTCATAGCTGGATTCCTTGATGTCTAGACAAACCAAGTTTAAATCCTTGCGCATTTACAGTCGTGATGTTGTATATTAACGAGTGTTAAATATAATGGTGAAATTTTTCACGATGGAGAATTTCCGTGAACGACTACCGAAAGTTGGCTTTTGCCGAGCTGGCTAGCCAATTCAAGAACCTTGCCGAGATGGCAAAACATTTTGGTGTGAGCTCGCCGGCAATTGCCAAATGGAAGAAAAACGGCGTTCCGCTCGCTCGCGTTCCTTACTTGATGTTGCGCTACCCGAAGCTGAAGGCATGGGAAGGTCTGCCCAAAAGGGTTTGATAAAGGCTTTCGGAGTGAGCCATGGCACGTTACAGAAAGATTGATCCACGTATCTGGAACGATGAGAAGTTCGCGTCTCTTTCGCATGAAGGCCAGAGAGCGTTTCTTTTCATTCTCACGCACCCATCTATGACGAGCTTGGGCGCGTTCCGTGCGACGAAAGAGGGCATCGAGGCCGAGCTTGGCATCGACACGAAAGGGTTTGCCAAACCCTTTCAGGAACTCTTATCTAAGGGTCTCATCAAATACGATGAGAGCCGTTTTTTAGTCTTCGCACCGAACTTCCTGAAGTACAACCAACCTGAAAATCCAAACGTTGTGAAAGGCTGGGCTGGTTGCTTAGATTTGCTGCCTGAATGCCCGCTTTTGGCAGAAGTTTTGCAGCGTGCAAAATCGTGCGCATCCGCTAACAGCAAGACTTCTAAGGCTTTCTCCGAATCTCTCGGAAGGGTTACCGAAACCCTTTCGGAACGGTATGCCAAACAGTTGTCGAAGGGTTTGGCAATACAGGAGCAGGAGCAGGAGCAGGAATATAAGGATGTTTCTGACGAAACATCCTCGTCCGCTAACGCGAACGTGAGAGAGTGCGAATCGGCCGAAGATAACCAGACGGACCTTTTCGAAAAGGGTGTAGCCGCGGCAACGGTGGGCCGAACCCCTGCGCCCAAAAATGGTCAAACCGAGTCGAAACCATTGTCCGGCTTGGAACACCACCCTGCGCCCAAGGTGGCCCCGAACCCTGCCGATGTGCAACCTGAAAGCGCGTCGAATTCCTTGCAAACAATGGAAAGTAACCCTGCCGATGCGCCGGCCCTAAAGTCAGCCAAGCGCAACTCGCCCGTTCCGTACCAGAAGGTTGTGGACCTTTACAACGCCAAGTGCACGCCTGCTCTTGCCGCCGCCCGCTTGACCGACAAGCGCAAGGATGACATCCGCAAGCGTTGGCACGAAATGCAGGAATACACCGGAGCCAAGACCGAGGAAGAAACGCTTGAAGCTTTTGGAACCCTTTTTGACCGCGTTGCACACAGCGACTACCTCAAGGGACTCGTCAATGGTTTCAAAGCGGATTTTCCGTGGCTGATGCAACGTGAGAAGTTCGAGTATGTCCTCGGAGGCCGCTACGACAACCGACAACATGCCGCCATTGCACGAAACAGCGCAGGGGGTACGTCACCCTTACCCGCCCACCTTAACCCGTGTCAGCGCTTCAATGAGGCTTATTACGCCGACGCGAAGAAACCGGATGGAACTACCGATTGGGGAATCTGATGATGCAAACTGGATTTCAATCGCTCGCAGAGATTGTCGTGAGCGGAGTCTCATGGCGCAACGAAGATCGGTGCTGCCTTGAGCATGGCCCCTATGTCGCACGAGTGGTTTTTGCTGCGGGCAAGAAGGTTTCGGACGGCATTTGCCCCGTCTGCCAGCGTCTCAAGGAAGAGGCTGAAGCCAAAGAGCAAGCCGCGGAAAAGGCCAAACTCGAGGCTGAAAAGGAACGCAAGCGTCTGGAGACAGCTCTCGGTCGAGCGTGCATCCCTGCGGATTTCAAGGACAAGTCCTTTGAGACCTTCATTGCCGACACGACTGAGCTCAAAGATGCGCTTGCTCTCGCAAAGCGTTTCGTAAAGGGTTGGGCAAAGGCTTGCGAAGGAGGCTACGGATTGCTTTTTTACGGCAACCCAGGCACCGGTAAATCGCACTTGGCGATTTCGATTCTCAAGGCTCTGCTGCCACAGGTGACCGGGCTCTACACCCGTGTGCCGGACATGATCGGGTACATCCGCGCTCAGTGGCGACCTGATGGCGAGACAAGCTCTTACGCCGCCATCCGCCGCTACGTTGATCTTGATTTGCTGGTGCTTGACGAACTCGGGGTGCAGTCCGGCTCGATCAACGAACAAACGTTGCTCTTCGAGGTGATTGACGCCCGCTTGTCCGAAAACCGCCCGACGATCTTTCTTTCCAACCTCAAGCCCAAGAATCTGGCCCCGATCATCGGGGAGCGCCTTGTGGACCGGATTAAGGGTAAGTGCGTCCCGCAGCAGTTTTCCGGTGAGTCGCGCCGCAAGCCGCTCACAGCCGACGTTTTCGGGGAGGCTGCATGAAGATCGCCCGCAGAAAGTTCCCGTACCGGTCTGAGGAGTACGCGCCGTTTGAGTTCCGTTTTTCTCGGGTGCGAACCCGCACGTCCATCAGAAAAGCGCACAACGGACGAGTGATTTTTATCTGTTTCTATCGCTGTGGCGAAATGAGACAACGTAAGGGATACCTCGTCGTCAATCACAAAGGTGCGTTTCTGTGGGATGACTTTGGTGAATGGGGCGAAATGTGGATTCCTGCCAAAAGCGTGGCTGGCTGGGCATACGTGATTGAGGATGGATATTCCAGACGGAAAGCGAAAAAGGAAAGCCAAGAGATTGCCGATTACTACCCAATTGATCGCCGCCGCGAGCGCCGTCAAAGACGAAAGGAGGCGGCATGATCTACGACAACATTTCTTTGCAGCGCTACATCATCAAGGCACTGGTGGGCGATCTTCAGGCTGCTGTTTATGTGGCTCAGTTGTGCACCGGTTCGATGCAGAAAGCTGTCGATTTCATGAACGCTGACCGTTCGAAAATCGAGGATGCAAGGGATGTCAGACAGCTTGCCAATTACTTCTCAGTGACCGCCAATCAGATTGCGGAAATGATCGAGGAGAAGTGCCGGGAGGCGAAATGAACTATCGGGACAAATGTCAGGCGGCAGAAGAAGAAGGATACGAAGCAGGCCTATCAGGTCGCCCAAAGTCCGAATTCGCCGACAAGTTTGAAGGAGATTTGGGGTTTTACTTCTTGCGTGGGTATTGCCTCGGAGTTGTGGAGTGGGGGATGCGCGAAGTCGAAGCAGACAACAAAAAAAGGGAAAGAGAAATGAGCAAATTGACAGGAAAGACATTCGTCCGTGTATCGCTGGACGATGCCAGCGTTATTGAAGGGATGCTTTTCGACTTAAAGAACGAACGCTGTTTAAGCACCCATGAATTGTTTGCTTTTCAAAACTTTCTGAAGGCTTACGAAGACGCCAAAAAACGCGAAAAGAAAAAGCAAGACCTTGCCGATGAGATGGGCGAAGGCACGTGGAGCCTGAAATGACGTGGAAGAACCTCAACAAAAAGCGCCTGTTGATCTCTATTGCGATCGTAGTGGTGCTGATGCCGCTTGCGATTCGCGTAGCCATGCTGGTTCCGACGCCTTCTGAACTCCTTTCGGAGAGTGCCCGGCAAACCATTGCTGGCGTGTGCTTGCTTTTGATGTTGGTTCTGGTGTTCGGCTTCGTTGTCGCGCAGTGTTACTTGGCACTTGAGCACATCGAAACGACGTGGAAAGACAGAAAGAAGCTCTCTGTGCAAAACCGTGCAAGCAAATTTGAAGGGGGTACGTATGTACAAGGTGAAAAACAAGGTGGAAATCGACTTCTATGACGCGCAAATCCTCTGCGGCGCAGTCGCCGATTTGCTTTTCGTCAACGAGAAAAGCGGTTGCCTCATTCGCGGAGACCATGAGCGAATTGATGAGGCCCAAAAACGGCTTTGGGATGCAATCGAGAAGGTACGCGAAGAGTGGGTGAATGCCCGTTACGAAGAAATTATGGAGAACCGTCGTGAGCGCGTTTAGTTGGGCTTGGTTCTGGTTCGGAGCATGGCTCGTCATGGCGGTGCTCTTCTGGTTGAAAAAGTAGGAAAAGACAATGCGAAAACTTGAAAAGATCGATTTCAGCGAAGCGCTTTCCATGCTTCGCCTTGACCCCATGCATAGAGCGATTCGTCGTGCCTGTTGGCCGACTCTGAATTTTGTTCTCGGTTTTGTGCCGGGGATTGGTGGCATGCCCGAAATGCCCGGCTTCGGACCGATGTTGGTCATTGTTGAAAAGATTGATGCTCCTCAAGACGGACACAAGTCGTTCTGGACTCCCTGTAACGATGATCTTTTTGCCTCCGACTGGGAGATGCATGAGATTGACGACTGAAACGGGACCGACACACATGAAAAAGTACCGAAGCCTTGCCGAAGTCATCGCCCAAAACTGGCGCTGGATTTGGAAAAACACGCGGATGGTCGTTCGCATCGAGGGGCATGATCTGATCGTGGAGCGAATGCTCACCACGTTTTTGGCCGAATCGCGCATTTCTACTTGAGTTTTCGACTCGAGCGAAGCCGACGGCAGCGGGGCCGACTCGGATTGCCTAAAGGTCTTGATGCACACGACCTCGCGCATCAGCGAAGGCTGGCAGAAAGAAGAAGAGTTCGTCGAAATGGCTCGCCGGGCTTGGTTTGTCAGCCACATGGACCCGGATGCAAAGATCGAGACGGCCTCGATCAAAGAGCGCTTCATGGAGGATTGCCATGTCTGAATTTATGCCGGTTCTGTCGGACTTGATTTTGTCGTTTGCCGTCTGCCTTCAGATTTGGCGCATGAACGCGCTTCAAAAGTGCATTCAGGAATGGGACGACAAGATGAGACAGAAGAGTTGGGAAATCAATCTTTATCGACCGATTCTGAAGGTGCAAAAGTCAGAACAAAAGAAGGCTGATGAGCACGACATCCGTTTGGAGGGCAATGCATGAATCGCAATCGCCTTAGAACAGCCTGTATTGGTTCGGCAGCAATCCTGATCGGGATTAATAGCGGCGCATGGATCAGCGCGCTTGTTCCGGAAGAAGTTCGAATGCTCTGGGGAAAGGCACTGGCTACGGCATTTTTCTTTGTCTGTTCTGCTGTGTGCATTTACATCCTTCTGGAGTTGTGGGAGGTGTTCAAGGGGCTTAACCAAAAAAGTTCGGACGAGCAAAACAAAGGATAGCGAGACGATTCCCGCGGGGCGGTTAAGCCGATTTTTAGTGCTTTTTCTCGGCACCTCTCCGCCGCCCCGCGGGAACCTCTTTTAAAGGAATTCGACGATATGACTTACGACAGACTCGAAGAGATCAAAAGAAAGGGCTACCAAGCCGGTCTCAACGGTGAACGATGCAAGCAGTACACGGAAACCATGGGCAACCGCCAAGAGGTGACTGTTTTCACAGAGGGGTGGGTGTTTGGTAATCGAGAGCGCAATCATCGCATCGAAGAAGAGCGTCGCAGAAAGGAGGCTCAGAAGAAAAATGGGTAAGTCTCAGAGAACCAAGGGTGCTGAAGGAGAGCGAGAACTCTGCAAGGTTTTTGCCGAAACGCTCGGAGTTGATGCTCACCGCAACCTTTCCCAGACGCGCGACGGAGGAACCGACATCGCTTTCGGTCCCTTTCATGTCGAAGTCAAGCGCCGCGCAACCATCGGCAACGTTTATGACTGGATGGAGCAGTCCGAGGCGTCGTGTAATACGCCCGGGCAGATTCCCGTCGTGTGCGCCCGCGCCGACCGAAAAAAGTGGTTTGTCGTTTTGAACATTGAGGATTTCTGCCGGTTGGCCGGCAATGAGCTGTAAGGAGTTCCCGGACATGAAGATGCGTAGCCGCCGATTCCACACGCGGGCAAAGTTGCTCCGTCAGATGCAAAAGTCTCAGCCAGTGGATGCCGAAGAAGAGGTTTCAGCCGGACGCCTAGACCCGCGCGCCCTAGTCCTTCTGAAGAGGTTGGGCAAGGGCGCGAAATTTGTGCGCGAAGGCTCTCAGATCGAGGGTCGCAAAGAATTGCGTTTGGGTGCCGACAACCGCCGTTAAAAAGGATTACGCACCGTGAGCAAGTCTTCAATGCGTGTTCGTGGCAAGTCGGCCGCATCCATGTCTGTGCGTCAGGAACAAGCGCAGATTGTCAGAACTATCGGCGAAAGAATGCGGCAGGCCAGAGAGCTGTGCAACCTAAGCCAGGCCGAGGCCGCTAAGCGTCTTGGTTACGCCAATTCGTCCAAACTCTCAAAAGTAGAGCGTGCGAACGACACGCACTCTTTGCCGATCTGGTTGCTGTTGCGTGCCTCCAAAGTCTACGAAGTGAGCATCGACTTTCTGTTTGGTCTGTCCGAGTCGTTTGATCGCAGTTCCCGGATGCGACAGGAACGCGCTGTCTCGTCTTGGCTTCTCGAAGAGTTTCAGAAGCGTCAGACGCAGGATATGTGCGTTCTGCGACAGCTTCATTACAGACTTGAAGGAATGGGGCGAGTAGCCGCAACCATTTTCGAGCAGGTGGATCGCACTTCAGAAGCTTTTGCGCTTTTCCGCAACCGCAACCCTGAATTTGACGAAATGCCCGTCGGAGCGAAATTGGTTAGCCGTATTGAGGCGCTCGAAGCGTCCGTTTCGCAGTTGCGCAACCAAATACGGCAGTTTGACTATGAGTGCAAACGCGCCGCCAATGCCGACAGCCTGCAACCTCAGCTGCCTTTCGAGGAGGGTGAGTGATGGCGGGCAAACTCACCGACATACAAATCCGAAATCTGCGCAAGGTTTGGGAGGCAGACCCTCGCCCGGGTGTTGCTTGGCTTGTTAAAGAGAAAAAGTTGCCCGTTACGCGGCAATACCTCGACAAAGTGGCGAAAACACAGGGCTGGAAGAAAATTCGGGTTGCTGTGCAAGAGTTGCTCACGGACAAAAATGTCGAAAAACGGGTTGCTCAGGCACTGAAGAAGGACAAAGCAATCTCAGCAACCAAAAAAACTAAGCAACTCGCAACCACTCAGGTGCCGATAAATCATGGCATTCAGAATGAAGAGCCCGTAGGACCGTTGCAATTAAAGGAAGAGCAATTTGTAAGGGCCTATGTGAGCAACTTCAATGTTGTTGAGGCGTCCAGGATGGCGCACATTGGCAAGCACACGGGCTATGCGTTGATCAAAAAGGACTACATTCAAAAACGGATTGCCGAGCTGATGAAGCCGCGCGCGGAGAAGCTCGGACTGGATGCGGATGCCTTGATGAACGTCTGGGCAAAGGTACTCACGTTTGACACAAACGAGATTGTTCAGCACCGCCGTCATTGCTGCCCTTTTTGCTATTCGGAGGATGGTACGCCGCAGTTGGCGAAGGATGAGTATTACGCCGAGAAGAAGAAGCACGATCGCCGAAGACTCTACAAGCCCGATTTGCCGGAGTATCCGCCTTATGAGGGCGAATGGTGGGATCGGTCTCTGCCGCCGATTGCCGACTGCCCGAACTGCCACGGCGAAGGTGAGCCGGAAGTATGGATTGCGGACACGCGCAACCTGAGTCCGTTTGCCAAGTACATGTACTGTGGCGTTGAAATGGTCAAGGGAGACCTTAAGGTGCTCATGCTCAACAAAGAGAGGGCCGCCGAGAACTTGGCCAAGGCATTGGGATTGTTCCGCGAAAAGCCCGAAGAGGCGGCCGGCAATTCAGTAACGAACGAAGAGTTGCTGAAGATGTTCGAAGAGCGCATGAGGCAGTCAGCCGAGCGCAACCGCAAGATGTGCGAGGAGCGAGGTCTAGAAATCGTGGACGTAGAGGTGGCCGCCGATGGCGAGTAAGGACATTTTCGCCGATCCTCGTTACCCAGACTTTGTTGAGAGATACCACGCCGACCCGCTGCGCTTTGCTGTCGAGGTGACGGGACTCATGCCGAGTTTTGACCAGACTCGCCTTCTTCGAGCAATCATGACGAAAAATGCAAAGGTGAGTGTGGTGTCCGGAACGGGCACCGGCAAAACTTTTGCATTTGCCCGCATCGCTCTTTGGCACTTGTTGTGCTTTCCGATGGCGTACTACGAAGGCAAATTTGAGATTGGTTCGAACACGTACATCGGTGCACCGATGATCCAGCAGGTGGGCGACGGTATTTGGAAGGAAATGAACGACACGCTCCTGCAAATCGCAAACGGGCCGCACGCATGGCTACTCGAATACTTCGAGATCAAAAAAACGCGTGTGGAAATGAAGGGATACAGTGATCAGTGGTTCATTACGCAAATTGCCATGAAGAAGGGCGAGTCGGTCGGCATTGCCGGTAAACACCGATACTGGCAGATGGTGATCGTTGACGAAGCGGCGGGCGTGCCCGATGAGCACTTCAAAGTGATCAATGGCACGCAGACGCAGCCGGGAAACCGCACGCTGCTGGCTTCGCAGGGCATCAAAAACACGGGCTTTTTCTACGACACACATCATCGTCTCTCCAAAGAGAAGGGCGGTCCGTGGGTGGCACTTCGATTCAACTCAGAGTATTCGCCTTTCGTCACCACAGAATGGCTCAAGGAGCGCGAGATTGAAAGCGGCGGCCGCAACACGGTGGAATACAAAATCCGTGTGCTCGGGCTTTTTGCGCAGGATTCGAGCAATTACCTGCTTACCCGCGATGAGATCGAATCTGTGTTTGATCGCGGCAAGATCATCGAGGACGAAGAAGCCTACGGTTACTTTGTGCTCTCGGACGTGGCACTCGGCGAACTGCGAGACGAAAGTGTGGTGTGGGTCGCTCGCGTAGTGGGTTCTGGAGACTTTGGTGTGGATGCAATGCGCGTGGAATTCGTGGCATTACCCATTTGCTCGAACGAAAAGAACGAATTGGACCTTACCGGCGATTTGATTGACATTACTAGAAAAAGATCAAACGCAACTCTTGCCGTCGACTATGGCGGTATCGGTGCGTCAGTCTGCAAGAGCATCGAGCGAAACGACAACTCTGTACCGCTGTTCAAGATCGTGTGGGGCAAGCCGTGCTTTAAAAACGAGTATCGGACTCGATACTACAACCAGCGAGCCTGCGCGATGGTTCGTTTCAGGGATGCCGTCCGACAGGGCCGCGTCTCAGTCACGGCCAATCTGGATATGCGCACGCGTGAAAAGATCATCGACCAAGGCTCGCGCTTGCCTTACCACTTTTCCGAAACGGGCGGCCTCCGATACGCCATGGAAAAGAAAGAGGATATGCGCAAGCAGGGCATCAAGTCGCCTGACTTGATTGATGCCATGGCCTTTGCCTTCATGGAAGGATTGACGTATATGCCGGCAGACGAAGGGCCGGAGAAAAACGACAGCTCCAGCGCGCAGAAGGCGCTCCGATATGCCAGAAGCGCCTTCAAAGACGTGTGAGAGTTCGGAAAATGCGGCGGGGGCGCGGCAACGGCAACCGCTACCATGAATTGATCAGAGTCAATTTTCTGGATGGGTTGTTTTTGAAATGCAGACCTCCGTCATTAAGTACAACTTGCGCGAGCGCGGGCGCATCTTTCGCGGACAGCCGCGCAATTTCAATATTGCCGCCGTTGTAAACGCCATTAACTCGGACGAGTGCCAGGAAAAGGTGCGCAACCGAGATATGCTGGGCTTCTACGGACATTGGCCGCGAATCAAGTTCGGCATGAATCCGCGAGAAGGTGGCCTTGAGAAGGGACGCCCGGCTTTTGTTGAGCCTGCAATTGTGACCACCATGCTCAAGGCGTACCCGGACGGGACTATCGAGCATCAGGAAGAGTTTCTGGACACTGACAGCGGCAAACTGGCCGCGAAGCTCTACAAAAGTCGCGTGGGCGGCTTCAGTTCCGTCATCGGCAATTCCAAGGTGGAATTCTTTGGCTTTGACTATGTGAACGAGCCGAACTACTCAACCAACCGCGGGTATGCGCTCGACAGCGTCGATATGACTGAAGACGAAATTGAGGCCGCAATCTACGGTGAGTCCATTCGCGGGATTATGACGTTGCTCGATAGTGCCGAAGATCAGATCAAGTTGTCTAACGAAACCATCGAAAGCCTCAAGCAGGAAAACGCCCAGTTGGTCGATATGCTCGCAGCCAAGGGACTTGATGCGGGGGCGATCTACAAAGACGGCATTCCGCCTTACCGCGCAAGCATGGATGCAGTAGAGCGGTTGCTTGATGACGTGCAGAGTTTCCATGCCATTGAAAAGCTCCCGATGGTGCAGGAACCGAAGGAGGTTGTGAACCTGGACCCGCTCGCGCAGCGGCTTTTGCGTCGTTACTAATTAAGGAACGTCCATGTTTGAGCCGGTCAAATTAGCGGTTAGCGGCTTTATGTACCGCTACTTTCAGTCGATTGCTCCGACCACGCCGCAGATGCGCCACTACTTGCAGAGGCCGTTTAAGTCGTCCGTTCTGTGGGCTCCCACGCGCATGATCGACAAAGTTGAAGAGCAGTTCGGCAAATATCTGCGCGTTGACAATGAAGAGCCGACTAGCCCGCACAAGCTCCCGGTCATCATTGTGGCGATGGCACGCGATTACTCCCCGACCGGGCGCGACTATGGGCGTCAGATTGCCGACGCCCGTTTTGTCATCATCAAGGGAGACCCGAAGGAACGTGCCTTCAAGCTTAAGACGATCTCCGGCGACATCCGCGTGCAGGTGGCTTTTTTTGCGCGCGAAGAGCCTACGTGCAAGTCTCTGGCCGCGCAGTTCTTGCTCTACCTCGACGAGACTCCGAACCGGCGATTCACTGCGTTTTATCCGTTTGCGGGACTCAACACGAAGTGGCCTGTGCATATTGAAGCACCGGACTCGCCGGCCATGAACATCGACACCGGTGTGAAAGACCTCAACATTCTCACGGTTGACCTCAACCTCAAAGTGACCACACCGCTTTTCATTGCGCCTAAGGAAGGCGAAGAGAACGACGGAAAAGGGGTTGTTGGCACCGATGACCCGCCAGGGTTCCCGCTTGTCCAAAACGTGTCGATTGATGGCTATATCGAGAGCACTCTCGTTTTTGAAAAGGACATCCCGTAATGGACGAAGCAGTTGCAAAGATTCAAGCGACGATTTCCGGTTACTCAGGCCGGCCGTGTTCTTTGCTTTCCATCTACGACAAAGAGCACAGAATCATTGTCATCTCAAAAATTGCCCCCTACCGAGACAAGCCAGTTGACGGAGCCTCCGTCATTACGAACGTCCCGAACATTCAGCGGGATGCTTTTTTTGCTGAATCCGACATGAAAGAGGCGATCCAGCACTTCAAAACTTTGCACGGCATGGTCTCGGAGGATGGAGAACCCGGACTCATCTTTGATGATGGGGTCGGACGCGCAGACCCGACCAGTTCGATTGAGTCCGACGGCATCGACACTTCAGGCGAAAAGTTTCGAATCGCCTCAAGCGTGAGCAATGAGCAGGTTGCAGTGCTGGCGACCTGCCTCTTCGTGAAGAAGATGGACCAGACGGACAACGACATTGCCCTGATCGAAGGCGTAAATGAAGCCTACGACAAGATCATCCGCGGCTGGATCGTAACCGTTTAACGGAGCACACCAATGGCTGGAACAGATCAGGATACCCGGGCGGCCGCTGCTTTTTGGCGAGAGATTCGGCGATTTGCAGACTCTGCACGCCCGTGGACGACAAACGCCGTTTACTACGAAATCAAGCCGGACGAAGCGCACGATCCTTCGCTAGTCTCGCGCCGCGTTTATGGTCGCCGTGACGAATTCATGGCGGTCATGGCTGCCGCAGGAATTGACAATGTGGACCAGGCTTTGCCGCAGAAGCGAATCGTGCTGCCCGACGAAGGCGCACTTTTGCGCATCAAGCGGCAGACGGGCTTTGAGTCGCGCTCCGACTACCGCGAAGATTTCGCACCGACATGGAGTACCGAGTAAGCCATGGCAACACCCGGAAGCGATTGGCTCGGCAAACTGCGAGGACACGTCAAAGAGGCCAAGGCGCGCTTTTCGCGTGACGCGCGCGAGCGAGAAGAAGCCGGCAGACAGCCTCAGGATCGAAACATCATTCTTACCGAACGAGAGGTAAGAGGGGAGTGGGATGCAAGCCGTGTCTTGATGACCACTCTAAATGGACAGGTTCGACCGATCACGGCTGATGATCTGGCCGCTTTTCGTCAGAACATGCGTGTGGCGCAAAGGCGTTTTGGCGGCAAGTCCGGTATTACGCCGCGACAGATCATTGACATGGCGTCATCCACGCCGCTTCGATATCTGGACCCGACTTCAAAGTTTGACAGCGACATCGATAAGGCGCGCAGAGAGATCACCTACGCGATGCCGGTGTCTGCAATTAACGGCGAAGTGCGCTTTATCACCAACGCCGGTCCAAACTCCAAGGTGAGCCGACACCATGTAACCGTCAAACTGTTGGAGTTCGATACAGCGGCGGCGAGATTGGCCGCTACTGCCACAAGGGACAAAAAGGCGGCCGAAAAGGTGGCCCGTTGGTTGCGAAAGCAAAAGGTGGCCTTTGATTGCGACTGTGAACGACACCGCTACTTTTTCCGCTACGTCGCAACGATCGGCGGGTTTGCTGCGGGCCGTCAAGAAACCGGCTATCCGAAGATCAGAAACCCGAAATTGCATGGCGTCGCCTGCAAGCACGTTCTGAGAACGATGACGGAGCTTGAGAGTTCCGGTCGAGTGCTTGGATTTCTGACGCGGTTGCTTGAGAACACCAGCGAATACAAATCTCGCCTGACGATCAAGCAAAAAGAGGCCGAGCAGGAACTCGAAAAGAAGCGCCGTCCGACTGCGATCAAAACGAGCGAACAGAGAAAGGCCGAGGCGCAAAAGCGGCGCGACGTAGCCGCCGCAAAGCGTGCGCTTCAGCAAAAGGACAAGGAAAAGAAGGTCAAAAAGGTCGAGCCGGGCGGCAGTGAAAAGCGACTGAAGCAGAGCCGAAAAGAACTACAGGCACTTATGAAGCGATTCAATCTAACCCCGGAACAAATCATCGAAATGCTGGGCAAACAGTAAGGAAAGCGGCGAAATGATCGAGAAGGTGGCAGAACAAATCAACGCGATGACCCGAAATGTGGTCATTCGCCATCCGAACACCATGAATTGTCTGGTCTATGGGCAAAAAATCTTGCGCAAAGAGGCCGAAGAGTACGCGGGCATCCCAACGATGGGCGGTATGGGCGTGATGGATGAAGATGACGAGGTCGATTACGAATACGTCTACAAAGGCGATGGCTACGCTTTGCCGGTCGATCAGTTCTCGCCCGCGCCCATGATGGACCGTAACGATGCGAACACAGGGCCGGAAGACGAATTCAGGTTTTTGATCATTCCACGCGCCAACAGCGGCGAAGAGGATTTCTTTGAGCTTTCGACGCACGATGTTGTCATGCTGCTCTTGGGGATGCCAGAGGATGTTGAAACCTGCCCGAAGCTTGCATTCGAAGTAGTCGGCCGCGAAACCACAACGAACGTCCCGCCGTTCAATATCCGCTACGTCTGCAACCGCCGTGATGACCTGCACATCAAGCAGGGCGGAGAGCTTTTGCATCCGTGAAGGAGCTTTTTTCTTTGACTGTTTGCGCTACAATGCTGTTAAACGAAAGTCTGAGGCAAATGAGGAGCTCCGAAGTTTCGTGGCAACACTAGAGCATACCGACTCGGACCGTAGGGCGCCATCCCAAAATTCAAGCCGCCACGCTTGGGTGATGTGAGGGGTGGCGTTTTTATTTGTGCACTAGACAACTATTTTGACCGAATCCCCGTCTGCCACAAATTTGCCTTTAAGTTGCTTCATTCTCCCCTTGAACGTACCGCTGCCTTTGACGTTCATCTGGTAAAGCTGATCTGAGGCTTTACCATTCCCTACTGCCTTCGGAAACATTAAAACAGCAACGGCGGGGAATCTGCTTCCATCCTCTGCATCAAGCACCTGAAGCGCATAAGCGAACTTAGCACCTGCATGAGCGTGACCATCCGAATCAACGTATCGTGTTACTTTCCCATGCGCAAGTATCGGGCCGGTTTGAGAAAGAGCAATCAAAATTTTGCGAGCCACAGCAACACGATCTTCTTGACTGGCTCCCTTCATAGCTCTGATTGTTTGAAACGGTTCCTGCGCAAGATTGTTGTATATCTTTACCTCTCTGGTCTCAGTTTCGCCGTTTTCAAGCGGGATGGTGACAGAAAATGCTTTTGATTTGAGGTTCAGGCGAACATAATCTCGCAAAACTTCAGCGATATTGTCTCCATTTTCTAGTCTCGAAAAATAAGGTTGCAGAAATTCATAAGCGACAGAGTCAAAGATCACCTCTTCGCTGTCAACGGCGTAGAGATGAGTTCTTAACGCACGTTCAAGTTCAATTCCCATGGCTGATCACATCCAAAAGTTGAAAAACAAGATGTGATTAGTTTCCATTACGCCCGTATTGCACCTTGCCTCTTTTTTCCGACTCAGAGGGGGTATCAAACTCGGAAAAATCAACGGAAAGGCACTGTGGACACCTTTGAAAATTGAAATGTCGGCTGACAAAGCCGTGATTTTCGTTAATTTTTCAAAGGAAGATATTTCCATGCCTATCCAACAGGATGTTTTCAAGCGTTCCACGGCTGAAGTAGGTGATTTCGTAAAGGGCCTGCGCGAAAATTCCAAGCGCGACGGTACTTTCGACTCCGCCGCCGCCCAGGACTACGTTTCGACCGCTCTCAATCAGAACACCGGCGTGAAGGTGCCTCAGGAGCTTCAGATTGTTCTTGACGAAGCCAAGGAAGACCTTCAGAAGAATCAAATCATTCGCGCTGTGCTCGATAGCTGTGACGGTTATCGAGAAGCCCACGGTGTGGATGCCCCGGCAGACATTGTTGAACAGGCTCTGCACAACGCTTACGCAACCACGAACTACGCCAAGAAGCAGTATTCGCTCGATAGCGCGGACAACCTGCACCATGATCAGTTGTCCTTACAGCCGAACCGCGCAGTTGTTTCCATTATCTCCACGATTGTGGAAGCCTGCCCGTTTGCTCACTATCTGCCGGCAGACATTGGTTCGAACGAAGCCCGCCTTGCGATTCTGTCTCACCAGGCCGGCGATAAGTTCGGTGGCTACAAAGCCAACGATCTGATTGATGGCATTAATTCCGGCGAGCCCTACATGCTCTCCAGCCGACTGCATACGGCAATGCCGAATGGCTCCGGTGTAGTCACCGGCAAGATCACTGCCGTGCAGACCGATGCCGATCATTGCGACCAGTCCGCCGGAGACCTCAAGCTTCTGCGCGGCCGCGCCGTTGTTTACATTGATGGTCGCATTGCTGCCGTCGAAACGCCCACGACGACCGGCTCCGGCAACTCGCCGATTTCCGGCACGATCACGATTGGCGACACGAGCTACAGCATCACCGGCAACATCAACACCGATACCGGTGCCTATACGCTGAACACGTCGCCCGCTTTGCCGCAGACCGTACCGGTCGCGGTTGAAGGCTTTATCGACTTCGAACGTGCCGGCGAACTCACGCCGACCATCATCACTCATGTGGACACGTTCGCGCTCTATGCGAAGTCCGCTCGCGCACGCACGCACCTGTCGATCGACTCCCGCACTCAGATGAGCAACGAACTCGGCCTTGACCCGCTGTCCGAGTCCGTCGTCGCAATCAACGCTCAGTACAACAACGAACGCTATTACGACGCTCTGCGAAAGGGTATGCGTCTGGCCAAGAACAACACCGAAACGTTCGATTTCAGCAAGGCCATCTCGCACCAGGATACTTCTCGCCAGGCCGCTTGGTACGACATCGGCGTTCAGCTCAACATCATCAGCCAGCGCATGGCCGAAGAGACGATCAACCACGGTATTACCCACATCTACGTGGGCAAGCGCGTGGCCTCTCAGCTTGTCGGTATGCCGAACACGGTATTTACGCCGTCCGGTATCACCGCTCGCCCGAGTATCTATCGACTCGGCCGCCTCTTCAACATGGTCGATGTGTACTACACGCCGAAGGTAGTTCAGGAAACGGCTGACAGTGCTCAGATTCTCTGCGTGGGCCGCGCAACCGACGTTGCTCGCAACCCGATCGTCATGGGCGACGCTGTGCCGCCGACGATGGTCCCGCTGGCCGTCAATGCCGATCTGCGTCAGGGCGTGGGTTACTACTCGCGCAACTTCCTGAGCGTCAACCCGCACGACCCGTCCGCTCGCGGCTTCGGTCTGATCGAAGTCACGAACATGGGCTAATCCAAAAAGGAGCGCTGATATGGCGAACGTCACGATCACACTCGGCACTCCTTCCCTCACCGGGAAGGATTGCGTCAATTTGGTTACGCAAGCCTTCGGATCTTCAAGCTACCCGCTTTCCGCAACGGTCAAAAACCTGATGCCCAGCCCGAAATATTTCGTCCAGGGCAATGGGTTCTTTATCGGCCATGTTGCTGACTTGACCAATGCCGAAGCGACGGTGAGCTTTGAGAGCTTCGAAGAACTCAAGGCTTTTGCTTCGCAGGTTTGCCAGATTTCCGAACTCAACGGCTACGAAACGGCTTTGAGCATCACTGCCGACGGCACGGAAATTGAAGACGAAGAAACGTTGAACACGGTCGGTCTGGCCAAGGTTGGTCAGGCGGCTGTCGGTGCGAGCGCAAAGAGTTCTGCCAAGACGAGAACTAAGGCAGCCAAGAGTGTCAAGGAGGAATAACGATGGCAACTGATTTGTATGTGAAGAAGGATTGGCAGACGGGCGAGACGATCACAGAAGCCGCTCTCGACAATTTGGAGAAGGGTGTGGCTGATGCCAACACAGCGGTTCGCACGTTGGAGGCAAATGCTTTCACGTCAATTCAGGTAACGACCCTGAACGCCGGTGAACAGGCAACCGCAACTGTTGAGGGCGGCGTTCTGAAGCTTGGCATCCCCAAGGGAGCTGACGGCGGCAAGGGAGACAAGGGTGATCCCGGTGACAAAGGCGATCCGGGGGAAGACGGCGAAGATGGCGCGGCCGGTGCTGACGGCGAAGACGGAGCTCCCGGAGCCGCAGGTAAACAGGGCGCATCGTACCGCATCTCGACCGAAACCTTCACCGCTTCCAAGGCTGACTGTCAGGCATCCGCTGTGACGCCCGCCGCCTCCGTTTTGCCCATCATCGTGGGCGACCTGATTGAAGACGCTACGCGAGCGGTTTGGCAGGTCGAGTCCGTAGCAGACGGTACTTTCACCGTCGGAGCCGCGGCTGTCCGAAACGCTCCCGCAGCCTAAAGGAGAATTTAGATGACAGTAGCTTTTGTCCGACAACTCGGTGCAGAGCCGGGCGTACAGCTCAATCCTTTGCAGGACAGCTCGGAGATTCCTTCTTCGAGCAATGCCGACCAGATCTTCGGCATTGTCATGCGCGCCACGCGCGGCCGCATCGACAAACCCTTTGTGGTCGATTCGAGCAACGTCTACACCAAACTTGGCTACGGTGAACCGATGCGCGTGAGCGCTCTCAATGAGGCTTGGGTGCATGTGGTCGAAGCCTTGTCCAACGGTGCTTATCAGGCCGTGGTTCAGCGTCTTAGCACGTCTGAATCCAAGATCAAGTGGGCTGTTGTGAAGAAGTCCGAAGCGGCTTTGCTCAGTGATGTTGGTTCTGCTGAGGTTGGCAAGGCTAAAGTGGGCGGCGCTTCCTCGCCGACTGTTTTGGCAGAATCGCCGACGTTCGAGTTTTCGACGACGACCGATGACACGGAGCCGGAAGAGTGCTTCATTGCCGTCAAGCATCTTGAATGCTTCAATGATGGCATCAAGATTCGTCTGCATGCTGATCAAAATCGTGGCTCAGGCTCTAATGCCGACACCAGCGAAGTGACGCTCCAGATCGTTGATCCTCACAATGATGAGGCTATCTACGAGTTCAAGGGGTCGCTTTTAGCGGATGCGCGCGACGACTACGGCAATTCCTACTATTTGCCTGACGTTGTGGCGTCTCAGACCGATGCAGTTGAGGTGCTTGTCGGCGTAACGGGCGCTCAGGCCGTCATCAAGCCGACCGAAGATGGCTACGGCTATGACGATAACGGCTCTGTGGCATGGGCGGAGTCTGACACTCTCGCCTGCTTTACCGAAGGCACCACGGAGTACGAAACTGAAGACTACGTGAGCGCTTGCGACAAGTTGCAGTACACGCAGTATGACTTTGCCTATCTGTCTTCGGGCGGCACACAGGCCAAGCCTCTGCTTCAGCAGCTTGCTTTGCTGGCATACGCCACGAATCGACAGCTTCGATTTGACGTGCCCGGCACGCTCTCGGTAGATGCCGCTATTGCATGGGTCGAAGATCTGAACTTCGGCGCAAGCAAGGGTGCGCACCTGCTGCACGCTTTCTGGTCGCCTCTCAAGAGTGACGATCCGACCGGTGTCAATCCGAAGTCTGTGATCGGCACGGCCACTCTCAACATCGCTTTTGCCTGCGGTCGTAACGCCGTCAAGAACGCCCAGGGCTTTGCTGCCAAGAACTACCCGATTGCGGGCCGTGAATGGCAGATCAACCGCACGGGCATTGTGCAGATTTGCACGCCCAAAAAGAGCGAGCCTGACGCTCTGGCCAAGGCAAAGATCAACCCCGTGGTTTACGAAACCTACACGGGCGGCGGTCGCTATGTGTTCCTCGATTCGCTTACCTGCGCTCCTGTTGAACAGAGCCAGCGCAAGCTCATCGCTGTGGCTGACATGTCTACCGACATTGATGACCAGGTGACCCGTTACGGCAAGGATTGTCTGCAACTGCCGATGGACATTGCCGTCAAGCGCATGAACGACAAACTCGAAAGCACATTCTCCGGGGCTCAGGCCAGCGGCTGGTTAGTTCCTTCCAATGACCCCGCCATGGGCGGCGCGGCATACCGCTACCAGGCGGCTCCGAATGCGCTCAGACCGTATGACACCATGGATGTTAGATACTGGCTGCGATACGACGGCACGAACCGCCAAATCTATGTCACTCAGACTCTGACTCGATAAAGGAAATCAAGATGACTCTTTTCAACAATTTGCTGCGTGACGCACTTCTTGCACGGCCCATTGCCGCAAAGAAGGAGGATGCCACGTTCGACTCCGCAACCAAGCAGCAGATGGATGGTTGCAGCAAAAAGAAGGAAACCACGTTTGATGATGCCTCCGGCGATTACGCCGTGAAGAACATCAAGCTTCAGGCGGTTTCGAGCCTGATGCAGTGGGTCGAAACCGAACCTGACGATCTCGACGAAGGTGAAACGCTCGCTGACCGCTTGATCGCCATGATGGTGGGCATTGCCGACGCCAACAAGGACGGCGAGATCACCGAAGATGAACAGGGCGTGATTGACGTTGCCATGAACGCGGCTTGGAATTATCTGACTTCCAAGGGCGCTTCGGACGAAGATTGCGCAGCTCTCTTCAATGATGCCGACCCCGCTGCCGCCGAACGCATCCGCGACCTTCTGGCCGACTCCTTGCCCGAAGGCGAAGAAGCCGACGAAGAGATTGATGCCATCGTCTTTACGGATGCTGATCAGGAACCGCTGATGGACAGCGTGGCCGATGCCGTCTATATGGATGCCGTCTACAAAAAGACGTTTGCCATCCGCAACGGCAAAAAGGTGCGCATCAATAAGCGCGTTTCCGGCACGGTTCGACTGACTGCAAAGCAGAAGGTTGCCATCCGCAAGGCACAGATGAAGTCTCATAGCGCCGCAGCTCAGATGCGCCGCATGAAGTCCATGCGCATTCGCCGCAAGTCCGGCCTGAAGTAAACCTTTCGATTCTCTCCTGAAAGAAAGTGGCGCTGAGAGGGTTTTGGCAAAGACTCTTTCAGCGCCTTTTTTGCAAAGACTGACTATGAGCACGAGCACAGCAAACGCATCGGCAAACACCTACTCGGGGCTGTGGGATGGCCTCAATGAGCACTTGGTAGCCTCATTTTTTGAAGTAGAAAAGGTCGGAGATACGAATGAGTGGCAAAGAAAGTCCGACTCGATAACGGTCAAGGCTCCGCTGATTGATGCCAATCTTGAGGTGGATTTGCAGTGGCAGAGTCCGTTCGAACAAGCTGGCCCCGAAACAAAGGCTCCGGCTCTTTTCGCCATGCTCCAGTCCGGCACTTTGCAACCTGTCGTTGACGCGATTACAGGTGGCTCCGGCACGGTACAGCAGAAGTCGGCAGAGCTGATGCGTCAATTCGAAGGTCGAACGGGCATCACAAAGCTCAATTCGACGCAGGTTTTCAATGGAATGCCGCCGTTGAAGATCACGGCCACGGTCTTGTTGCGTGCCTGGCTGGATGCCGATACCGAAGTTGAGCAACCGTTTGATCAGCTCATGAAATGGGCCTTGCCGGAGGAAATCTCCCAAGACGCAACCATTGTCGCGCGCGCAGCCGAAACCGTCCGCGGTTCCATGGAGTACGTCGATGCGCTGATGCCCTCGAAGTCTCCGGTCAAGGTTGGGCTGACATACAAAGGCCGCACGTTTTTGCCGCTGGTTTTCGAGTCCATCGGGATGCCGCTCAATTCTCCGATCAACGCGAGCGGGAAATTCGTCTATCTGCAAGTCCCGGTCACGCTGTGTTCACTCACCGCAATTGATCGAAACGACTGGTTGAACACAACCCGCAGACCGCTTGAAGCAGCCGGTCTGGTTAGCGTTTGAGCGCTTTTCTTAGGAGCATTTTCATGATTCATTTTCCGATTCTTCGCACACGGCGTTTCACGGTACAGCTCAAAGAGCTGACTATCGGGCAGTCAATTGCTCTGGCAAAGATGCCGCCGCATTTGGAGCAATCTGAAACGACGGCATTTCTGAAATACGCGGTGGAAACCTGCGAAGGAGTTTCAGAAGATCCTTCTCTCTGGACCGTTCAGGAACGAACTCTTGCGCTGTGCCATTATCTGGCCGCGATAAGTGAGACGGGGCCGGACTTTGCCGTCGGTAAAAACGGCCACTACTCGGACTATTTCAATGGCTCGAAAGATGGAAGTGAGCCGAGACCTTTACCGGTGGGAAGCGTCGGGGGCGATACGTGGAAAATCTACGACCTTTTGGGGCGAGACGCCGAAATCATTGAAACCCTGCAAGGCGAACTGACGGATGACAAGGGGGAGCCGATTGAGGGCAGAGCCTACTGGCTTTTTGGAGCTATGGCGGCTCAACTTCGACTCGAAGGCGAAGACAAAAAACTTGACCTGACATCCGGTGAATATGAGACCTTTGTCCTCGATCGAATGAAGGTGTTCGCTTCTTTCCCTGAAGCAAATTTCACAGATCTTCTTTTGAGCTTTCTGGTGGCCCGCAAGAAGCTCGTTCACTTCTTTGACATCGACTTTTCAAGCAACGGCATTGTGTGTCGGCCTATGGAGGCGGCAGCAGAGAAAAACCTGCTGCCGGGACGATTTCCGGTTAGTGCCTGCCTCAATGCGAGAGCGCTCGAAGTACTCGGATGGATTGTTTGATCTGGTCAGCACGATGACGATTTACTCATCAACATCATTCAATGAGGCGCTTGAACTCCCCAGAAGCACGCTCGAAGGCTTTTTCGACGGGAAGCCTTTCGACAATTTGCTCAAGCACAAGGAGAACGAAGGCAAAAACGTTGCGGGCATTTGTGAGCGCCTAAACGAGGTAATTCGAGGCTGTAACGCCATTTGCAAAACGATTGCGCGAGCGCGGTGATTCGATTCGGAAAAAAGAGGGTAGGGCACTGTTTCGGTGCCAGCAAAATCTGCGTATAGCTTGGTTTCTCTTGGTTTTAAGGACCGAAAAATGACTGTTTCTAACGCTTCTTATCTGAAGACTTTCTACGACAAGACCGTTGCGCAGGGCGCGAAGGTCATTTCCAGCGACTTTACGCTTGAAATCGAAGGCTTCGAGCATGTTTACTTGATGTGCAAGCAGGCCCCTTGGCCCGAACTATCTTCGCAGGGCGAAATTGAAATTTCGACTCCTCTTGGCTCTTCTTATGCGCAGCCGCAGCAGATTCGAGTCTACGGACAAGGCCCGCTCACGCTGTATGAAAACGTGGCCGGCGATGCCGACAATCTGCTTCTGAGCCTGATTGCTCAGTCCGGTGCCTACCAGGGCAATCGCGGTACTTTCAACTGCAAGATTTATGAAGGTACACCTGACAAGTACCTGCGCTACAAGCGTCTGATTGATTGCTTTGCCGTGTTCGACACCATTGATCGCGACTGGGAAAACCGCACGCAGCCGCTGCTTCTGTCCGGCACGCTGCACTACCACTACTTCGGCGAAGTGGTCGAAGGCAACTCCACGGACTACTCCTAAAAGACCGGAGGCGTAAGCGATGCCGCGTAGCATCAGAGACCTTGCCTCAGACCTGTGCCAAACGGAGCGTCCGATCGGGGTCATTCTCTCGGACGCTTCGATCTGCGGGTTGCTCATTGCCGCCGTGCGCTTTTATGTTGGCTACACCAATCTGAGCGCGAGCGTCGATCATCGAACGACGCTTGAGGAAATCACAGAGGAAACGCCGCTCACAGCAAGCGAGTGGAGCATCATCCGACCGTTGTTCTTGCTCTATGTAGAGCGAGAAACTGCGCTCCAGCTGGAAGCGACCCGCGTGATGGGCGCTGATCCTTTTGGGCGTAGCTCAAGCGAAATTGCGGCAGAGATTCAGCAAGTCGAAGGCGAAATGGCAGACAAAGCTTACGTAGAGCCTTATCTGACGGTGTGACGCTGTGATTCTCTTTCTCTCAAACGGCCGACAAATCAGAGGTGATCTGATTGACCAGGCCGTTTTGCGTTCTGATTTATCACCGATTCCCGTCACGCTTGAGGCTGAAATTCGTGCTGGGGACGAGGATTTTGAGGCTCGTTTGCAGCAAGGGCAGATACTGAAAACCATCACCGGTGATGAGTTTTACATCATCAAGTCCGAGCGGACGGCCGCGCGTGTTGCTCAAGGCGACAAAGAGCTTGCCGGCTACCGCGTTACAGCTCTTTTGAACTGCTGCCTGTCGGTGGCCTACGTGCGCAGTCGCGCCATCATCAAAGAGAACGCCACGCTGTCAGCCATCTACCGAGCGGCCGGTGCCAGCATCCCTTCGATTCAGTCGGATTTCCCGGTTCCTCGGTTCTACTGCCCGATCGGACAGACGCCGACTTTTCACATCGCGCGTGTGCTTCAGGAAGAGGGCGGCGTGGTGCGATGGAAGAATTCTCGACTGCAATTCATTCGTCTGCAAAGCATTTTGGACGGCAAGGTTGTTCGAACCCTGCCTGAATCGGCGAGCTTGGACGTGGAAACGGGGTTTCTGGAACGCCATGAAGTCCCGTGGTTCTTTTCACTTGATGCAGCCGGTGGCTTTATCTTCGGAAACCGTGACAAACCGCGCACAGTGCAGTTCTCGCCTTTCAAAAACGTGCAGAGGTTGCGCAACCTCACGCGCTGCCTCATTCACCGCAAGACCGCAAAGATCATCTACGACAGCAATATTTGCGCGGGTGACGTTATTGCGTTCTCGGGTGGCACAAAGTACGCCGTCATCACCGCGGCACACGTCTTTAAGTCCGGGACAACCGAGGGAGGTCAAACAGAGGCGTTTTCTCGGCTGTGGCTTGGGGAGGTAGAGCAATGACAGCTCAGTTTGGGCTTCTTCCCGGGCGCTACCCTGCCATCGTTCGATCTTACGACAAGGCCAAGCGCACCTGCCGCGTGGAAATTCCGGGGCTTACGGATGGAGCGGACGTAATGCCGGAGGCTGAAATCGAGTACGCCATCGGGGACAAGTCCGCGCACGCGTCTTATCCGACCGAGATTGAAATTTTGCCCGGCGACACCGTCTGGATTGCCTTTATCGGCGGCGATCCTCGCTATCCGATAGTAACCGGCTATCGCAATCCTCAATCCGGCAATACATCCGATTGGCGGCGCATTCACCATGCCAATGTCGAGCTTTTGGCCGATGGGACGATGCGCCTGAAGGTTGGCAGTTCGGAAATCGTTCTGACGCCGGACTCCATCAAGCTGACCGCAGGTCGCATTGATCTCAACTAAGGGGCGCGACATGGCAGTAGTCTGGACGCCCGACCCGGCAACAGTCCCGTGGTTTTCCATCTATGCGCATGAGACATGGACGCAGACCATTACGGCGACGGTCGCGCCGCCAGCCGGTGGCGAAGGAGGCGACAGCGGCGGCGGGGATGGAGGCACTACGACACCGCCAGCCACGATCACGGGGTTCGAAGCAAGTGTTTCACCGAACACGCTCACAAATCTCATTGTCCAGACAAGCACATCTGGCGTAACCCTATCTGCTCCCGAAGGCTTGTCCGAAGCCTTTCCGCTGGTCGATCTTGAGTACCAGATCAAGCGCGTCGAGTACCACGTCACGAAGTGGGAAGACCTGCCCGAAGAGGCGGACGAAATGATCAACTACCAGCCTGACCCGTCCAATCAGAAGGACTGGAGCGTGACAGTGACGGCGCTTTTGTCCGACGGCACTTCGGAGAGTGCGGTTTTTACGCTGCGGCTTTTGCAGAACTACGACCCCGGCAAGGTCGCTTTGAAGGAGGCTGTCGATGCCCGCCGTGTCTCGTAAGGGTGATCCATGCACCGGGCATGGGAACTACCCGCCCAGAGCCAATGATCAAGGCTCAGACAATGTTTTCGTCAATGGAATAGGTGCGCACCGCCAAGGCGACCACTGGCCCGCGCATTGCTCGGGAGATTCCTGCCATGAGTCCACGACTTCGGGTGGCTCTTCTTCGGTTTTCGTTAACGGCAAGCCGCTCGCGCGCATTGGTGACGCGGTTGCGTGCGGGAGCGTGGTGGCCAAAGGATCTAAGAATGTTTTTGCCGGAGGGTAAAAATGATGTTTTATGAAGATTTAAAACGGATGATTTTGGATTCGTGCAGGGATGTGCTCTGTAATGAGAATTTCATTCTGGATAGCATTGACAGCACCGCGGAATCCAAGCCTTATGAGGAAAGAATTGATGCAGGTGAGTATCCAAGAGCAGTGGTTAGAGAATTTGCAAAAAAAAATTGTTGACGGAAGGACTTGGACCGTAAGAGTAGATGGGAAAGCGTATCTTGTCAGATTTACAAGTAGCTTCAAGGGGGAGGTGGCTTCAAAAGTTCCATCCAGGGTAAACAGAAAAGCCATTCCCGACCTTTCGCGGCGCGTCGCTCAAGTCATTTAGGAATGGCTTCCTACGCCCGCCCTCCGATACACCATTTTTAGACGTCGCCATAGAGGTAATCTCAGAAAAAGGACGGGTTTCGTTTTTCGTGACTACATTGTAGCGAAAAACGAATAAAGAAAATGCCACACATCCCTTTCGCTGCGAGTGGCTACGGTTCAGTGTGGCATCCTACGGTCTGTTCAAGTACTCCAACCTCCTTCAGCTATCTCGCGCCTCGGGCAAATCGGAAAAAATCGACGTACTCAATCTTGCTGGCACCGCAAAATGTAAGAGATTTATCACATTAAGGACTGGCAATGAACAAGCTAGAAAAAGCAGGTCTGCTTAAGGAGCTGCTCGCGGCAAAGAATCAGATACAGAGCGCAACGGGTCTGGGAAAAGCAAAACTGGTTGCCGCGATTCTGGATTTGCGAAAGCGCTTGCAGATGCAAACGCCGGACAAGGCCAAGGAAACGCCTATCGAAGAGGTACTGAAGATGTCTTTTGTGCCTCTGGAGCTTAAAGATGTTTTGGAGTACCAAAATGCGAAGTACATTCAGGGGCAATCAAAAGTCAATTGGCGCGATATTAAAGATCTGGATGATGAGCTCAACTTTCCCTATTTGTCCGGCAACACGCGTCTCGATGTAGAAAAATACGCAAAGTACGTCCGCACAGCGAAGAAGATTTGCAAGGCTTACGGCATCACTATTCCGGCGGAAGAGAAGAAGGTGATGGACCGAATCCTGAAAGAAGATAGGGTCTATGCCAAGCTTCGCAAGCAGGAATCTGAGGAATCAGACGCCAAGTATCAGATTCAGTACCAGGGCGACATTGCCTGGAGAAACGAGCGCATTTACGATGATCTTGACCGTACCGGAGTGATTCTTGAGAGTCTGGGGCGAGGATATCAGCCGCAGGGAGAGATGCTGCCGAGTTCGGTAAACGGCGCAAAAAAGGGTAAGCCGATGGATCACGAAAGCGCAAATGAAAGGCGCGCGAATCCCTTCTACGACCCGCTCTCGAAGGACGAAAGCTATTCCAGAAACTGCCAAACTTGCGTAGTGGCCTATGAAATGCGCAGGCGAGGTTACGATGTTATGGCAGGGCCAAAGATAGATCACCGGTCAAACGCAAGCCGCACGGTGTCCTACCTGTTTACATTGCCTTGGATTGACCCGAAGACAGGTCAATATCCCATTGAGCAGGTCAATGTTAAAGTCAAGAATGTTAAGAGCGCCATCAAGTGGTTCGAAGAGACCGTAAAACCAGGCGAGCGATACATTCTCAAGGTTGTTTGGAAATCAAAGAAGTTCGGTCATGTCATGATTCTGAACCGTGACGATGAGGGGAAGCTGTTTATCTACGATCCACAGACTGGATGGAAGTACGAAAAGCCCGAAGAGATCCAATACGTGCTCAAGAAAATAAAGTTCTTCTATGAGCCGTTCAACTTTTCTCCGGCTTTGTTGAGGTGTGATAACTTGCAGTTCAATATGCCGGTTATCCGAAAGATCATAAGGAAGCGCGATGGTACAGAACCAAATTAAAGAGCTTTGCTTGCAGAGCGGTTACAACTCTTTCAACTACCTTGGTCCGTGGAAAGAGTACGACGTTTATGAACCTGAAATGGATACAGATCGAGAGGTCATTCCCAGCACCGGTATGCCGTTCTTTTTTCTGGCAAAAGGCGAAGAGGTTCGTAGAACGGTGCCTGACGAAGCGTTTGAAATAATCGACTTCTTCTATCCGGACGACGAAGACGAAGAAGACGTAGACGTAGACGAAGAAGTGGACAATTAACCAAAAGTCTTTTTCATGAATTTTGCCCTGCACTGTCGCAGGGCTTTTTTTATGCCTGTGGAATCGGAAAATCGGGCGAAGTGCGCTGGGTTGTGAGCTTCAAAATGTAATCACTATCAACACGCATAGTGAGCTCACAAAATGCAAAACCTTCTTTTCTCTTTTGAGGATTTATCCGACAAGGACAAGGCCTTGCGGCAAATCCAGCGCATGTTCTCGCGCATGGGCGCGAATGTCGTCCAAACGGATATTCCGACCAGCACGAAACGACGTGCCGGCATTTCTTTCAAAGAGGTCACGTTGACCTTCGCCGACGGGCAAACAGTGACTTTCTGCGTCAAAAAAACAGGCGACATTTCCCAAGTCAAGCTCAACAACAAGGCTCTGCCGATTCGCAATCAGGACGATCAGAAAAAGGCGTTGCAGGAAATTGTTGACGCCATGGACAAGGGGCGCACAGCGTTTCAGAAGCGACAGGCAATGATCAAGGTTCAGCCGCCCAAGACCATTCACACGGCTGCACCAAAGATGCAGGAAGTGCTTGCAAACCGCAAAACCGAATTGCAGGCAGCTATTGAAGAGGCAAAGACTGAGCTTGCATCCATCCGACAGCAGATCGTCGATATTGACGCCGAAATTTCCAAGTACCAGACCGATACCGTGGTCTAAAGAGGGGCAATCACATGAAGCGAATTTATTGGGACAAGGAAGCCCAGCCGATTGACGTAAATCTCACCCATGCGCTGTACGAAATGCGTTGCGAAGACGGCGACAACCCGCTTTTACTCGATGCAGTTTCCGTTGAAGACATCATTGAGGATGCTGACGAAACGGTGAGCATGGATGCTTTGGTGACGCCTTTCTCAAAGCTTGAGCGGCGCATGTCCGTAATGCAGAACGTTATGAACCGCACAGGGACTGACGTAAAGGTTTTGGCTATGCAGGTGACTCCGCCTTTCAAAAACCGCGGCGTGACCAATGTGGCAACGATTTTTGAGCTTTCCGACGGTCAGACGATTTCAGTGTTTTTCCACAATCCGGACACGACGCCAAACCGTCTGGCTCCTACAGACGAGATGATCTCTTGGAAATGGTTGCTTAACAAAAAGGACGTGACGATTGCAGTTGCGCCGGAGCAGGGCAAAGACCTCAACGTCCATGAAGTGGCACGCCGTTTGATGCGTCTTGCCGATCGAAACTCGGCCGCTTTTGCCCGCGCCAACAAGCGCCGCGCCGAACGCCTTCAGGCTATCCAGACCGCCAAAGACGAAGTGGCGCAACTCGAAGAAGAGCTTGCTCGAATCCAGAAAGACATTGAGGCCGCTCGAATCGATCTTGAGGACAAGCAAACAAAACGAGATGCGGAAAAGGCCGCCTATGAAGCTCGAAAGGCAGAAAAAGAACGAATTGAAGCCGAACGTAAGGCCAAGGAGGAAGCCGAACGACAAGCCGCTGAAGAACGTGCTCGCCAAGAGGAAGAACAACGCAAGGCAGCCGAAGAAGAAGCCAAACGATTGCAAGAAGAAGAGCTTGAGCGACAGCGCAACGCTCAACCGCAAACACCTCAAGACCAAACCGTACCCAACGACCTTGACGTTGCCACTGATATGAAGACGCTTCAGTCGATTATTGACAAAACTCATCCGAAGATCAGCTCCCCCGATCTTTTCTCCGAAATTGAGACTTTGTGGAATAGGTACGACGGCAAAAACGACCAGATGATGGACTTGCTTAACCGAGCCGTTGACGCCTGGAGCGAAGTTGCCAATGACCTCACCAAGAACGTTACTTAAGAAGGATTGAACACGATATGACAGACGCTCTGAAGGGGATTGCCCGTGCTAGAACTCTTGCACAACTGTTGCAGGCGAAAGCGCAATCTCTCACGGCTAAAGGGATTGAGAAGGCCAAACTGGTGAAGGCCATTTTGGATTTGCGCAATTTGTTGGGTTTTGGCGTAGAAGAACCTGCAAAGCCAGTTGAGGAACTCGCTCGCGAGCCTTCTGAAGGCGACGCCCGAGTATCAACGTCGCAGTATTTCACTGTGCGCGAAAAAGGGTCGACAAGCCGCCAGAAGCTCAATGATGATGCCGTTGCCATTCTCAAGCGTATTGACGCAAATCCGGATGCGCCTATTAGCGAAGAAGACAAAATTGTTTTGGCTAAGTACACGGGCAACGGTGGCGGACTGATCGGTGCCGATGGTCTCAAGGGTAGCGCTTACGAGTATTACACGCCTAAGCCCATTGCTGAAGGTGTATGGGATGTTCTCATAGAGAACGGATTTGCAGGCGGCAAGGTGCTTGACCCGTCTGCCGGTACTGGCATCTTTGGCGCAACTGCTCCGCTTAACGCCGCGATTGATGCGGTGGAATTAAGCGAAGTGAGCGGGCGTATTAACGCGATTCTCAACGGAGGTCCCGGTTATACGACGACCGTAAGCCCGTTTGAGCGGGTGGCTGCCGCAACGCCTGATCGAACCTACGATGCAGTGGTTACCAATGTGCCTTTTGGCGAAAAGGCCGACCGTGGCACCAACTATTTGCTTGATGACAAATATCAGGACGAACCGCTTGAGAACTATTTCATTCTTCGTTCTCTCGAAAAACTCCGTCCTAACGGCATGGCCGCCTTTATCGTCCCAACGCGGTGTATTTCCGGCAAGGATGGCAAGCAGGTTAGCTTACGCGAGCGTGCGAGCCTGATGGCTGAATTCATGGGTGGCTACCGCTTGCCCACGGGAACATTCAGCAGCGCCGACACGGACACGGTTACCGACGTCATGTTCTTCCGCAAATTCAGCGACGAAGTGGCGGAAAAGATTGAAGAACTGCGCGCTCAGAAAGCGGATGTGCTCAACGAATCAAAGGTGCTGTGGGATGATTTTATCGAGGGCAACTACTTTAAGACTCCCGAAGGTCACCCCTATGTTTTGGGCGAGTTCGTAGCGCGCGACCCGGAGAAGTTCCGCGATGTGGACAAGGTTCTCAACAATGCGAGCATCAACGAACTCAAAGACATTCTTCGAGAAAAGAAACTTCCGCGTAGTCGCATCAATTGGGAACTTTTGAACGCCACCGAAACCGAACCGATTATCTACAACGATGGCGACCACATTACGCAGGCAGGCGTTACGCTTGAAATGCGCGATGGCGTCTGGGTTGCATTGCCGAAAAATGAAGCCGACATGGGCACCGCTCAGACGCTTGCAAACTGCTCAAATCCGTATAAAGCTTTCGAGTCTCACGTGTCTCTGGCTGAGGCCATGGGCATGATCGAAAAAATGCAGGCCACTTCGCAGTCTCTTGACATCCCCGTGTGGCTTGCAGGCGTGAAGCGCGGCATTGACGGTTTTGACGAAAACGCGCAAAAGAGAATGTGGAAGAAGGCTCTGGTTGCATTGTCCGTTGAGCAAGTGCTCGAAGAACGCAGTGACGAGAGCGATGTCAACTTCTCAGAAGAGTACAAGGCACTCACAGAGGCTTTGCGCACGGCCAACATTACGCAGGCCGATGTTGGCAAGGTCAAGGGAAATCTCTCCAACGCTTTCCGTTTGGCCCGAATCCATTACACGAAGAAGAACGGATACAGCGATCGCTGGATGGGCAAAATCAAAGAGACTGTATCTCAGTCTGACGAAATCGTTCAGGCCGCCGGGACTCCAGAGTCAATCTTTGCCAACAAGTGCTATATGAGCAAAACGCCGTGGCAGAGCGTTGAGACGGCGAAGGATATTTTCGGAGATTCGTTTGATCCACTTGTGGATGATGCTTGGTGTGTGTCGGCAGACGGCACAAATGTTTGCCGTGTGGATGACTACTATGTTGGCAATTACGGCGAGTTCTTGACCCGAATTGATGCTGAAATTGCGGCCGCTACCGACGAAAAGATCAAAGCCAAACTGCTTCGTCAGCGCATTCTGGCCGCTGATCGTGTTCAGAAGGTTGATACCTCGCGTCTGTCTTTCAATCTGCACTCTCCTTATGTGACGGCGCAGGAAAAAGTGCGATTCCTGAAGGCTTTTGTGACCGATGCGGCCGTAGAAACCACGGACGAAAACGGTCGAGCTATGGCAGACATTCAAATCTCGAATTCCAAGACGGACCGAGAGAAGTTGCTCAACCGCATGGGAGACTACCTCATGAAGGGCACAGTCACTCTCGGCGGTGCGAAGCTCGAAACTATGGATGCACGAGAAGGTCTGCTCGAATTGAGTGCCATGATCGCAAGCGCAAACGAACAGTTCAATTCGTGGGTTAAGAGCAACAAGGCTATTATGGAGCGTATGGAAAAGCGGGCGTCAGACCCCGCCAAACTGCGCTTTGCGGCTGTGGAAGACGAATCCGACCTTTCGATTCCCGGCATGAAGCCGGAGATCAAGTTGCATGGCTATCAATGCGCCTATGTCAGAAAGATGGGGCGAGAGTTTGGTGGCATTAATGGCTTTGGCGTGGGGCTCGGAAAGACGTTTACGGCTTTGGCTGCCGTGCAGCATGTGCAGGCCATCGGCGTCAAGAAAAAGACGCTGTTTGTGGTGCCTAACTCCGTTCTCTCAAATTGGAAGAAGGAAGCGGGACGCGCATATGCGACCTTGGACGATTGCCTTTTTGTAGGGCTACGCACCAATAAGGCCGGGAAAGCTGTGGTGAATTCGAGCGCCTATGACGAAGACCTTCATGAAATCGTCAACAATCGCCACTCCAAGATTTTTATGACGATGGAGGCGTTTGAGCGAATCAAACTGCGTGAAGAGACGATTGACGACTATATGGCGTACTTGCGCACTGTGGACAACAGCATTGCCTTGTCGGAGAGCAAAAAAGATGATGAGCGAAAGAAGGGTAAGGCTGCGGGATATGCAGAAATTCTGCGTAAGAAAACGGGCGCAGCTCCTTACCTCGAAGACCTCGGTATTGACAGCATCGTCATCGACGAGGCGCACATGTATAAAAACTCTGCGCAGACTTATGAGTTCAAGGGCGCACGCTATTTACCTGAAGCGACGGCCTCTCGGCGCGGTATTGATGCTCAGGCAAAGGCCTGGTATGTCCGCGGTGGCTCTTCTCTAGGCGATGGCGTTTTGATGCTAACGGCAACGCCGATCACCAATAGTCCGATTGAAATCTACTCGATGCTCTCGCTGGCTGTTGGTCAGGAACGCGTCAACGATGCGTGTCTGGGTATTCGTGGTGCCGATGACTTCATGAACACCATGTGTATGACCACTACTGAGGAAACGACACGTATTGATGGCTCGCCAGGCATGGGTTCGGTATTTACAGGACTCGACAATCTGGATGTTCTGCGCAAGTCACTCGGTGATGTGGCTACGATCAAATCTGCCGAAGACGTGGGCGCATCGGTGGTGATTCCTGACCGAGAGGAAAAGGCAACAGTGGTTGCAATGTCAGAGACCATGAATAATCAGATGGATCGACTTAAGGCAGCCTATCGTTACGCGTCGGATCTCATGAAAGAACGAAACCCTGAACCTGCTTATGCAGATGCTTATGCGTCGGTTCAGGCAGAGTACGGTGAACCAATGGAAATCATTGCGCACCCGTTCAATCTGATCAAAAAGATGACGGCTCTTATTGCTGATCCTGAGCTGGTGACCGGCGAAAGCTTCTATCAGATTCAGCCGGGAGAAGAAGAGTTGGCGAGCAAGGTGGTTGCTGAGTTCAATGCCAAGAAATTCAAGGAAGAGCGCAACTACATGGCTCCCGACAAACTGGCCAATAATCAAGAAAACATCAAGATCACAACGAAGAAAGACGGAGATGTTGAAGTCGAAACATATACGTTGACGATTACGGCCAAACTGCAAGAGGGGGCTGTGCCTCAGATTCGTATTGACTCAACGAACTTCAAAGTGCAGAGCGCTCTCGAAGAGATTGCCGCCAAGCATGGTCTTGAGTTGGATGTGCATGATTCTCCGAAACTGTCAGCGATGCTTGAGAACTTCAAGAACGAAATGGCACATCCGCGCGGCATGATCGACGAGGAAACGAAGTCTCCGATCGTCAAACAGATCATTTTCTGCGACATGCTCGGCCTTCACAGCAAGATTCGTCGATTGCTTCAGAAACGTTGCGGTATTTCCGCAGGCAAGATTGCCATTGTGACGGGACAGACTAACAACACGCCTGAAGAGATTCAGGGGGTGCAGGACGGGTTCAATGCTCAGGGCGAAGATAACCGCTATCAAGTCATCATTGCCAACGAAAAAGCAGAAGTGGGCATCAATCTGCAAAAGGGCACGCAGGCAATCCACCACCTGACGATCGGCTGGACGCCGGACAGTCTTGAACAACGCAACGGACGTGGCGCGAGACAAGGCAATAAGACGCAGACAGTTCGCATCTATTACTACGATGCGGACGGCAGTTTCGATGTGCTCAAGCGCAAGATGGTGAACTCTAAGAACGACTGGATCAGCAATGTCACCGATCTGAACGGCGGCAGCAAGGTTACAGTCACGGGCGGTCTTTCCAACGAGGATTACGATGCTCTGATTCGTTCTGCGGGTGATCCTGAGGCCATGAAGCGCTACGAAGAGCAGAAGCAGCAGCGCGAGGCTCTCGCTCGTGCACAGGGCAACCGCGAACGTCAGCGTGTGAACCTTGACACAATCGCAAAACAGACGCGATTCCTGAGAAAGTATGACGAAGTGAGCAAGCTCGCTGTAGAACGTGCTACGGCACTTTGGACATTGGATAATGCTTGCGCCAAGCTTCAAAAGAAGATTGATAAGCCGAATCCTCGTCCGTCCGATCTGAAGAAGTTTGCGGCAATGCAAGCTATGAGAGATGCCAAAGCAGAAGAGCTTGATGGAAGCGTTAAATTCTTCAAGAAAGAAGGGTATGCCGACGAAAACCTCAAGCCTATAGCCAATGCGATGGCCTTTGTAGATGAGGTAAACAGCGGTTGGAGAGTACCTAAGAACGCAGAGGACGCGGCCAAACACATTGCGTCTTGGATGTACGTTCTCCAAGTGGATAACACATCAGCTTTGTACGGAGAGTGGCAGGCTTCGGTAGACCAAGCTAAAGGTATGGTTGAACAGTCGATGGCTTCGTATGAAGAGCAGTCCAAGGAAGAAGGTGCGATGCCTTCGGGCATGGCTCAAGCCGTTCGTGACGGAAACGCTGAAGTTGTGAACGGTTACGCCATTATGAAAGGCATGTTCTTCCGTAGTGACGATTGCCTAAGTTTGGTTTACGAAAAAACTAGGATGGGTGACTGGATAACCATTTCCCGAACTTTCGATGGTAGTCATACATATCGAGATATGAAGACCGATGGTTCGCAGAAATTTATTTATCCGGGTACACCTGAGTATGAAGACTGCCTGATAGAGGCGGCAAAGCTTGAGGATGATGCCACGGATAAAGGAGAAGTGTTCTCTGGCTTCAGCGACCGTTGCAAGGAAGTCTTGCAGTTCCGCAAGACAGAAAAAATTGTCGAATACTCGTGCTTTAATACGAGCCTGCCTTCGCCACATTTCCCCTTCGTGGTAACTGGTGAGGAGATGGAGAAATGTTCGGCGTGCGCCGCGATTGGCAGAAGTCAGATGGAGGTAGTGAAAGCTCGAACAGGCAGCTATTACACTGCTTCAGCAACTGCCGATATCAATCCAAACGATAACTCTGGAAGCGGTTGGCGCGGCAGAAATAAGAGATTTGTCGCTGCACTTGTCGAATGGGCTAGAGCTCACTCCATCAAAGCTAAATACGATCAATTTGCAGAGGGGTGGAGGGACTTCATCGAAGAGCAACTTTCTGAAACGGATTTCAGTGGATTGCAGGAAGCGAAAACTGACGAGGAAATTGATCGTTACGTCAAAACATGCGTCACGGAGGCTCTGCCGGATGTTGAATTTGACTCAGTTGATCAGTTAATTCCTGATAGTGTCAAAGCAATGGTTCAGAGGCGTAAGGCAGAATTGCTCCCGGACGATAAGATCGTCGGACTTACAGGGGACACCTACCGCTACAAAGACGATATCAAGGCGTTGGCTTTGAGAGCTGGATCAATGGCTAAGTGGGATAGCGCGCGCAGGGCCTGGGTTGTTCAATATGTGGTTTACAAACAACTGATTGAACGTTACCCGAACGCCGCTAACAACATTGACATCGTGACGGTAGCTTAAACAGATTGAGGTAAAGACATGTACACGGAATTTATGTATGACTCTGAATTTGTCAAGGCTCAAAAGGCGCAGTTCCTTGCGAACCTTGAGGCAAATAAGGGGACGCGGGACATTGTGACCTTTGCCTCGCAGATGTTCTCTGAATGGCTTGAGACGAAGCCTCAGCGTTATCGCGATTTCGGACCATATTGGTGGGCGTTTAAGAAAATATTGATCGCTCGCGGTTTATCCAAGGGTGATGTCGTTGACGAAGAGATCGCTGCTGTTTATCGCGGTGGCGATGACGAAGAAACGGTTGTTCTTTGTCAGCTATTCATTGACGAATACCGGACGCGCTATTTGATCGGTACGAATCGGTTCACTCTGGACCCGGAAAGCATCGGGGACTACATCCTCTATGACCCGGATTATGAGGTGAAAGCATCGTAAGGTCGAGGGCCCCGCTTTTAGAAGGCGGGGCTTTTCTTTTGCGGAAAAAAAGGCGGAGGGCACACTTGACAAGCTTGCAAAATTGCTCTCATGACCGCCGCAAATCAATTTACAGCGCCGGGAAAGTCAAGCGGATTTTTTAGCCGATTTTCCCCACGCCGCTGGTTCAATGAGAACGTAGCGCCTGCGCAGCAGATTACGCAGGCTGACACAACCCTTTTCGGAGCGGGTGTGACGACCGTTGCCTCTTTGCTGGGGCAGGGGAGACGCGCAGCCCGTTCGCGTCAACTCATCTACGAAAAGTGGATGAGGATGGAGGCTGACCCGATCATATCGAGCGCTATCAGCGTTCTCGTTACGGCGGCCTTAGGTGGGCACGAAACCACGGGTGACATCATCTTTATCGAGAAAAAGCCGATCGCAAGAGAAAACGCCGAACTCGAAAAGATGGTCGATGAGATCGCGGCTAATTTGGGGCCGATATTCAATCAAATTGCCTACACGATGGCCTTTACCGGGGCAATCTATGGTGATGCCTACGCTCGTATCTATCTCGATGAGCGCGGGGTGATTGATCTGCTTTCGGACGAAATGGTGCGACCGCAGTTGGTGCAACCGTTTGAGCGAGGCGGAAAGACGATCGGCTTTGCGGTTTCGGTCGGTGATCGCAATTTCGAGCGTTTGGACATCACTCAGATGGCGCGCATGAAGATGCCTCGCACGCAATGGATTCCACAGTTCGGCGTGGTCGAAAAGTCTCTGCGTCTTGGCATCACTGAAGACGATCTTACGAAGGCCCCGATTTTGCCATCAATGGTGGGCGGTTCATTCCTGTATCGAGCAGAAGAGCCATACGACAACCTCTATTTTTCGCTTTTGGGGTTGGTCGGACAGCGTTGGATGGACTCGATTGATGAGCAAATGCTCATGGTTAATACGGCCAACATGACGCAGGATCAGCGCACCAAACTGCTCGGGAGCGTTATCCAAATGCTCACTCGCTCAAAAGAGCTCGCCGAGGATGCGGTTAAAAGTGGGCGGCCGGTTTTGAGTCGTATCCGTCACCTGATCCCAATCTTCAACGAAAAGCAGGCTCCGACTTTGACACCGGCAGGCGGCGGAGCAGGGCGCACGTCTCCGATTACGATTGACGACGTTATGCTTCATGCTCGATTGCTTGCCGGGTCGCTTGGCGTTGATCTATCAATGATCGGCTTCGCAGACCAGATGTCGGGCGGCTTGGGCGAAGGCGGCTTTTTCCGCGTGTCGGCTCAGGCTGCCGAGCGTGCGCGCGTAATTCGCACGTCGCTGGAAGCGTTCTTTGACTCCGTCATCAACATTCACACGCTCAAGCGCTACAAACGTGTTTTTTCGTATCAGGAAAAGCCGTGGGACGTTAACTTCTATTCGACGATTTCTGCGCTAGAGGCTGAAAAACAGCGCACGCGACTGGATGCTGTCAACAGCGGGTCGCTTTTGGCTCAGACCATCCAGCTTGTCAAAGACATGGGCGCGGATAAGGAGTTCATGGAAACGTTCTTGTGCAAGACCATGCAGCTCGATGAGGATCAGGCCAAGCTCTACGCCAAGATCGTGGACCAAAAGCCGCCGCAGGATGCTGGTGAAGACCCGATGGGAGGCATGTAAATGTCTCTCTACAACAACGTTGCCGCAAACTTGAAGAACCTTACCAAGAGCGGTTCTTCTAGCGTGCCCACGAGTATTGGCTCTGCCATCAGCAAGGGAATCGGAGGTGTGGCTGGCGCGGTGACCGAAGCGCTCGGAGGCGGTTCTTTGGCAAAGCAGGTTGTACAGGGTGCTCAGGGTGTGGCTAACAACTACGCCTCCGGCCTTGTCAACAAGTACCTCCCGGCAAGTACGCAAAAAATCGTCAACGTCGGCATGACCGCAGGGGCGTCGCTTGCTAGCGGCGACCTGCAAGGTGCCGGCATGAAGGTGATTTCGTCCGGACTTCTCGGGCAGCTCTTCCCGGGGGCAAAGGGCGTGCTCACGCAGGCGGCCTACTGGGGCACGCCCACGCCTCTTTTCGGAGGCATCAGCCCAACGGATGCCAAACGAATCTACGACGAAATGCGAGGCGAGCAGTTGGCCAAGCGCAATTTGTGGCTGCTTGAGGTTTCCAGCAATCTGTCGGGCGGCGCATACAACATCCCGGCGCGCTTCAATATGTTTGCCACGGGCCTCGAGTATTCGCCATTCGTATGCGAAGGCGACTCGGTCAAGGTGGGCGGCTCCAATGTCGGGCTTGTCGAAGGCAGCGGTGCGGTGGAAATGCAGATCACCACCTATGACGACGCCAACGGCTCTTTGAAGCGTTGGTTTGCCCTGCATCATGCGGCCGCTACCGCGCGTGACGGAACTGTCGGCGAGCCGGGTAAGTACGCCATTCGAATCCGGGTGGTGCATTCCTTCATTGAGGAAACCAGCGGCGCTTACGAAGACATCGGCTTTTTCCGACCTGAAAACCTGTCTGTGTCGCTTTCACGCCGCGAAGATGACGTGTCCGAACTGCAAATGACCTTTGTGCAGTTGGACACTTTCATGAGGGCGTAACCGATGCCAAAGTCACTCAAAACTGACTCTCAGGGCTTTCTGGTCGGTGATCCTGTCAACCTGATTGACCTTGCCGAACAATGGAAACTCGTTAGCGCAGATACGCGAGCGATTCGCTCGATTGTGAGCCGCATTGCGTCGATTTTGTCGGCAAATACGGCAAACGACAGTCCGCCTCGCAAAGCAACTCACGCGGCCGAACCAAAGACGGCTGTGGCACGACCGCATCGAGGCGAAGCAAAAGAGCAAAAGGAGCGTAAGACGCCCCAAGCTGTCAAGCATATTGTTGAGGTTGTCCAGCCCAAAAGCAGGCAGGCAGAGGATGCGGATTCTCAGGCTAGAACGCTAGTCAATGCGAGACGCTCAAACGCAATCCAGACGCTGTCCGTGCTGCCTGTAACGGTGCCTCCGTCGGCGGTTGTGGAATTGCCGAAGGGATCAGGTGTACAGAACGGCGAGAAAGAAGAGATTGCCGTTCCCCAGCGGCGAGAGCAGAAGGAAGGTGATGCCAAAACTCAAGCAACCGCAACGCCGCAGAATGTAGCGGCTATTCGGGACGCGAAAGGGCGCTTTGTACGCAAAGGCGGCTCTGAAGATGATTCAACCGCAAATGGCCCGTCAAATGCCAGGTCAGAAGAAAGTCTCGCCGGCGAAGCGGCTGAAAAGATTGCGGAAGCCGTCAAAACCGCGGGCGAAGGGCTCGGCGAGAGCGATCCGGCAGTGCAGGCCATGCAGGAAATTGCACAGCCGATTTCGACCGCGATGGACTTTTTCGGGTTCGGAAAGAGCAAAGAAGAAGGTTGGTTGCGCAAGATTTTCCGCTCCCTCAAGGATTTTCACAAAGAAGAATCCGTTTTCAACAAAGCTCAGAACAAGGCGCTCAAAGAGCTTGTTGATAAGCCTGCCGGAGGCGGCATCCGAGAAGCGGGTGCGAATGTTCTCAACGGCGTCAAGCAGTTTGGCATGGGAGCTTTGTCTATCGGATCGTCTTTGGCAAAGCGCATCCCTCTGCTTGGAGCCTTGATTGCGGGCGGCTCTTCGCTTATAGACATCTTTAAGTCTGAAAACGACGACACGAAGACGCGAGCGGAGAAGGATCAGGCGACCGGAAAGGCCGCAGGCAAGGGGCTGGGTGCTGTCGGCGGCATGATCGGCGGCGCGAAGCTTGGTGCCGCCATCGGGACGGCCTTGGGACCGATCGGGACGGCTGTAGGCTCAATTGTGGGCGGTGCTGCCGGTGTGTTCTTCGGCGGTAGCGCGGGCTCAATCATCGGTGAACAAGTTGGTTCTTTTGTGGGGTATCTGCGCGAAGCAGATATCCCCGGGAAGATCATGTCCGTTTGGACCGGATTCACCGACACGCTCAAAAGCGGGTGGGATAGTGCCCTCGAAACTCTCTCCGGCGTCTGGGATAAAACGAAGGAGACGGTGGGAGACGCCGTAGATTCGGCCAATGGCTGGGTCAAGGAAAAGACCGGCATTGACATCATCGGCAGCATTAAGGGGGCTTTCAGCAAAGACGGCGTTATCGGCAGCAAATTTGTTCGCCCGAAAGATGAGGACTACAAGCCGGCTCGCAAAAGCACAGATCCATGGCAGTTGGGAGCGACCAGCGAACTCTACGAATCAGGAAATCGCGGCGCAGGAACAATCTCCAGCGGCAAAGGAGATCACGGCGGCGCATCGTATGGCACCTATCAGCTCTCCAGTAAGCAGGGCATGGTCCAGAAGTTCATTTCCGACATGGGCTATGACCCGATTTTTGAGGGGATGGAGCCGGGCACCGAAGAGTTCAATAAAACGTGGCGCACGCTGGCTAAGTATCAGCCTGAGTTTGCTCAGGAACAGCACGATTTTGTTAAGAAAGAGTATTACGACAAGGCTCAGGCAAATCTCAAGGAAAAGGGGATTGATCTCTCCAACCGCGGACGAGCTGTCCAAGATGCCGTGTGGTCGACATCGGTTCAGTTTGGCGCAGGCGGTGCGAGCAACATGATGCAGAAGGCGCTTAAGGGCAAAGACATTGCCTCGATGAGCGACGCAGAGATTGTCACCGCGCTTCAGGATTACAAGATCGAGAACAACTCCAAGCTTTTCAAATCCTCAAGCTGGAACGTGCGCATGGGGACGCTTGTGCGTGCCCAGAAGGAGAAAGAAAAGCTTTTGACGCTGGCCAAGGAAGATGCGGCCGGGAATGTCCAGAACCGGATGCCGGTACAGGTCGCAACGAACGCCGGCTCCGAAGTGGCGGCACCATCTTCGACGCCTGTGAATGTTTCGGTCAACAGCTACACCAAGTCGCAAGAGGTTTTACAGCAAAGAACGCAGAGCCTTGCGGCGGCCAAGAATCAGCCTGTGGCACGCGTTGAACAGCCCATTGGGTCACTTGCTGACAAGAAACCTCCGATCGTCAATATTCAGGGCGAAGTCGGTCAGGACGTAAAGGATCGCGCTATCGCTCACATCGTGACCGGCGGCATTGCCGTTTAGGGAAAACAGGAAAAAACGAGCGGATTGTCTAACCCGCCTTTTGTACGCTTTCAAACATGGCTACAACAACGATTACAGGACAAGACATCCAGGCAATGGTTCGGCATTGGCTCAGTACGCCCGTCAATGGCTACCTGGGCTCGGACTATGGGCAGGATTTGAAAAGCCTTTTGCAGAGACCTATGAACGACGGCATGGGCGATGCGATTTTGCAGAAACTTCGGCAAGACGTTCCTGTGATCAGCATCGTGCCGTCGAGTTACGTCAATCTTTTGCAAAAGGACACGTACCCGGACAAGCGGACGTATTGCATCGAAGTGGCCGGCAATGTGATCAACATCGACGAATCGAACTTGGGTTGATAGAGGGAAGCTATGTACACAAAAGCCGATTTGATGAAGAAGGTCGAAGAGACGCTTCCCAAATACCCGCAAATCAATGTCCTTTATAAGGCGGGCGACCCCCGCATCCGACAGAATCTCGAAGCAATGGCGGCCATGCTTGCCATGCTCTCTGCGCAGGTCGAAACATCGCAGAACGAGGCTTTTCAGAAGTCGCGCGATTCGACTGTTTTGGCCGACGCATCCATGCGCGGAATCGTCCGCAAGGGCACGGCTGCGCGCGCCCGAATCAAATGCACGAACAACGGGACAACGCCTTTCACGGTGGACTCCGGGCGCAACCTGTTTGACTCTTCAGGCCGCGTGTGGCGAGTCGAAACGGCTGTGACGGTCAAGGTCGGAGAGTCGGGCACGTTCGAGGCCACGCAGCGCACGATTGAAACGCTGGTCCATACGGTGGAAAACACCGAACCTTTCTACGCCATTGAAATCCCATCGTCCGATGACGAGTCTTACCTTTGCGAGATTGCTGTGTCGGACTCTCAAGGCGATTTCGAGTACCGCGAAGGTTACGTCAACACGGAGGTCGACGAACGCGTCTACCACGTCGAGGCTGACGATCGGCAGCGTGTTTATGTGCGTTTAGGCTACGACAATGTTGTTGGATGGCAGCCAGAAGACGGTGACGAGATCAGACTTCGCATCTCTCGGACCAATGGGGACATCACGGTGGAGTATGGAACACCGTTCTCCTTTGAGTACCTGCTGACACCTACCGAAAGTCAGATTGACCTCACGATGGACGCCATGCTGGTGGCCGGAGCCAACCCTGTGCCTATGAGCGTTTTGCGCGATATGGCAAAGTACCCGTCGGTCTATCAGAGCAACTCGGTTTTCCTCGGCGAGTTCGGCTTTTTGGTCCGTAAAAACTTTCCGACACTGCAATTCTTGTCGGTTTGGAATGAGACTATTGAAGAGCAAACCCGCGGGTCGAATTTCAAGAACATCAACGCGCTGTTTGTGGCGTGTTTATCGGCGGTCGGAAACGAAAAAATCCTTGAGGCCGATGACGCGGATGATCCGGACGATCCGGAAGAAATCAAAGACGCCGATCTTACGGACACGCAAAAGGCGATCAAAGAGTGCATTCGCAGAGCCGACGACAGCTACCGCGTTCGTTTCTTCACGCCCGTGGCCGTGAAAATCCCGATGACGATCAAGGCTCGCGTTTCGACAAGCTACGTAGCTTACGAAATCAAGGCTCAGATCATCGAAGTTCTGGTCTCAAAGTACGGGAAAGAGGCGGCGGCCAGTCGGCGCGGCAATTTGAATCCTTTGAACCGAGAAATCATTGATGCGTTGACCGAGGCGATCCCGGCTCTGACGGATGGCAATGCCGATCTAAAGGTGACGGTCGACTCGGAACTCGTTCGCCCGGAGCTGTGGCGGTACGTGGATAAGGATTCGCTTGATGTGACGGTTGAGACGGCCAACATGACCCGCAACACTTGGGGCGGTTAGGAGTTGCTATGCCTGACGATACAGACATCGGTAGCAATGTAAGCTCCAATCACGAATACGACTTTGCAAACGCGCAACTGCCGTCGCTTGTGCCGTTGCGTGAGAGCTTTGCTGTCGACGAAGTTGAAAGACAGCTCAAAGAACTTTTTCTCGAAGTCTTTCAAGAAACCTTGTCCGCAAGCGTCTTTGATGAAAATGTTTTGGGCGCGGCGCACCTTGGCAGCTTTGATCTCGTTCGAAAGGTGATTACGAACGACGGTTTGGCCTTGCTTCAAGGTGACCGCGAAGAGCCTGCCGTCCGATACTTGTATCGCGCTTGGATTGCGCGCGACAACCAGGCGCGCGGGATGCATTTTTTGCGCGCCTACCTGCAAACGCTTTACCCGAACGTTTGTTCTGTCGAGCAGATGTGGCAGGACAAAGACGTAGAGTATCCGCTTGGATTGCACACAAGCCTCGATGACGAAGAGTCTGTGATTGATCCAGAAAACATGTACCTCACCAGCCGGGTGGAAATTGCTCTGGACCTTACCGTTGCCACACGCTCGATTACGACTTTGACGGACATTTTCAGAACGATTTTGCCCGCGCGTCTGGTGCCTCAGTTTCGCTTCTGGCTGATCTTTAATGTTCGCATCGACTACAAAGTCACCACGCAGCTCTTTATGGAAAAGCTGTCGGACGTGTGGATGCCGTGGCAAACCCTGCTAGTTACGGAGCGCCCGTCTGCTCTGTGGTATCTCGGCAGAGACGAAAACCCGGATGATGCTCCGAAACTTGTTGAAGGCCGCATCTCCGGTTCTGTGACCATCGAAAAAGTGCCCTGAGTCAAACTCGGAAAAATCAACGAAGTAGCACTTGCGACGAGCCTCACAATGGTTTTTGACTTTGAACCTTGTGAGGAGCGCAAAACATGGCTGCTGAGGCCGTACTTCTTAAATCTTTCCGCGAGCGCATAGCCGCTCATATGGCCGGCAATGGGACGCTCTATCCCATCAAGTACATTGCCTACGGCGATGGCGGCCACAACTCCAATCTACAGCCCATTTCGCCGAGCGAAGACGCCACAGCACTTCAGCATGAAGTCTTGCGTAAAGAGGTTGCAGCGGTGCGCCAGGATGACTCTCTGTCCGTGACAGGCAAGGGCACGATTGAGAACAACGAATTGATCGGGACTCAACTTTCCGAAGCCGCCCTTGTGGATTCGCAGGGCAACCTGATCGGTATCAAAACATTTGCGCCGAAGGTCAAAGAAGCAGACGAACGCTATCAGATTGAAATCAAGGTGAGGTTCTGACAATGGCTATCACGCTACCTCATTCCGCCATCACCGAAATTCCCAACACCGAACCCGCGGCAACGCCTGCGCTTTGGAATACCCGCTACAACGAAATTGACAACAATTTCGAGCGTTTGGCTACCTACACACCTGTAGGCACCAGCTCTACGGCGGCTGGCACCAAAGCGAAGGCTGTGACAATCAACGGGTTCTCACTGTCCACGAATGCCTTTGTCCTCGTGAAGTTTTCGAACGCGAACACGGCGTCCGCTCCTACGCTCAATGTGTCGAACACGGGGGCAAAGGCAATCTACTTCAACGGTGCCGCGGTGCCGACTGGCTACCTCGAGGCAAATAAGTTCTACCACTTCGTTTACGACGGCTCACATTGGGTTCTGACGGGCGATGTAGACGTGCGTCACCTTTATCTGCCGCTTGCCGGAGGTACGATCACGGGCAATTTGGCGGTCCAGGGAATGACTACCTTAACGGGACTGCTTACTGCCAACGGCGGTGTAACGACCAAAAAGCTCACTGCCACAGAACTTGATCTCAATGGCAATGCCGACATATCTGGCACGCTCAAGGTGACCGGAGCTTCAACGCTAACTGGTCTTTTGACAGCCAACGGTGGCGTGACTACGAAGGTTTTATCTGCGACTGACGTAACCGCTTCGGGCACGCTGAAAGTCACGGGAGCTACTACGCTTACGGGGGCTTTGGCAGCTAATGGCGGGACCACCACAACCACACTCAAAGCAACCGGGACAAGCACCCTAGCCGCTGTCAACGCAACTAACATTTCTGCGTCCGGAACCCTCAAGGTCACGGGTGCCACGACTCTTACAGGTGCTTTGGCGGCCAATGGTGGTCTGACGACGACAACCATCAAAGCTACCGGTACATCAACACTTGCCGCAGTAAATGCTACGAATATTTCGGCTTCCGGCACATTGTCGGTGACAGGGACTAGCACGCTCACCGGCAAACTCACTGCCAATGGCGGCGTGACGACGAAGGCTTTGACCGCGACAAGCCTCGATCTGAACGGGAACGGCGATGTGTCCGGTACATGGAAAGTCACTGGAGCCACGACTTTAACGGGACTATTGACGGCCAACGGAGGGGTAACAACCAAGAAAGTCACGGCCACCGAGCTTGACCTCAACGGCAACGGTGATGTGAGCGGCAATCTAAGTGTCGGTGGGTTACTGCAAGTCACGGGTCAAACCTACTGCGGTAATGCCATCAACTTCTCAGGGAATATGTGGCTTATTGGGCGTCGCTCTGATATAGCAGTCGGCGACACCACTCGAGACTCGTCCAAAAACACCGTTGTTTATCGAATAAGCGACAAAAACAATGCTCCTTTGATGGGAGCAGAAGCATATTTCAATACCGATGGGAGCCGAGATCTTCGAATTAACGGACGCAATAGGGCTGACACTGGCTGGCGTAATTTTTTGAAGATTACGGAGTATGCCAATGAAGAGATACGCATCATTGCTGGCGGCAGTCCGTCGGCTTCAGTGAACGACGACACGCTGATCACAGCTAAATGGGCAAACGAGGCGTTTGTACATAAATCAGGCGACGAAACCATTGATGGGGTTAAGACGTTCACTGGCACCCCTTATGTGGTAGGAACGACGGGATATTCGCTAAAACATACAGGCCGAGATTTAAAGCTTGTTCCTGAAGAAACTCAGCAAAGCTGGGTCTTGCAATACAAAGATAAAAATAACTTAAACGGCTTATTGCTTAAGCATTATCAGTATGCTTCTGGCGAAACGGCTGTCGTTTTATCCGACCTGAATTATTACGGTAATGGAGAAGGCGATTGGGCGTCTTTGTCTGTTGGACACTATTCGGATGGAACTCGTTATGTAAAAGCCCAATACGACCCACTTGATGGTGTCATTGGCTACGAGGTTGTAACTGCAAAGTGGCTCAGGGCTTTCTTGCAGGATACAGATCGGTCTCAAGTTGTTCATACCACAAACGATGAAACCATCGTTGGCAAAAAGACATTTGCTCAATCAATCTTTTCCAGTGCAAATCCTATGGTCCGGTCCGCCAATTGGGATGGAATTGGTGTAGCAGATATCAGCCGAGCCGAAGGCAAGCAAAAAATCATTGGTCAAGTTACAGATAAAGACGGCAAGCGATTTATTTGTCTTGAGGTGTCAGCGGATACGGACGGCAGCCGATGGATTCATATCAACGGTAGGAATCGAGAAGATACCTGGTGGACTTCGTTAGTCAGATTTGGTGAAACGGTCGATGGCTCAATTGTTGGATTTCTAGGAGGAAGTCCGGTTACGGAGAGTAACGACAACTCAATCGCAACCACCGCATGGAGCGTGGGCAAGACAGGAAATCGAGGAAACCTCAGCGGCTTTGAAACTCCGGTAGTTCAATCCTCTGCCCTCACTGTCACAAACACATCCAGAGACACCAACCTTGTGACTGGAGCCGTCAAGATCACAGTCAACGATGGTGCGGCCAATCAAGCTTGGACTAAGACCGTCGCCATCTCAAACGGGAGCGCAACGATAGCTCTCGGCTCAAAGTGGAAATGGTACGGAGGTGCTGCTCCGGATGTGAGCGCGAATTGTGTTTTGGTTTTGCACTGGTGCTCAACCTTTGGTGTGGCGAGCTTAATTGTGACGGCGTAATGAGGTAAAAATGATCAAAAAATATGTTTACAACAACCAGACGTATAGCTCTGCCTACGCTGTAAAACAGGCAATTTTTGAGGCTGAACGAATCGCTTTCGGAGTTGAACCTGCGGAAGGAAAAGCCGAATTTTGGGCACAATATGGCGTGACCTATTCCGAAGAAGAAGCTCAAGTCAAAGAACCCACCACGGAAGAAAAAGCTATCGCCATTCGCGAACAGCGTGACCGGCTCATCTCGGAGACCGACTTCTACATGATGGCTGATTATCCAGCCTCACCCGAAGGGCTTGTGGCGGTAAAGGCCTATCGGCAAGCACTACGGGACATAACCACGCAAGAAACCTTCCCGGAAAGCGTAACCTGGCCGGACATGCCGGCGGTGCTGACGGAGATTGAGCATGTTTCACAATGATTTGCTGTTCGCACGCGAGAACTCCAAGATCGGAATTTTTCGACCTACCGGATGGCCGTGGAATACGGGTATCGACAATACCAATAACGACTACTGGATAGATTGGATCAATACTTGGATTCAAAATCAGACTGATGCCATTCAAGTTGATGGCGTTTTGGACGATTGTTTATATCGAAGCGTCCACTCAAGGCACCGCTACTCGGTTGCGGTATTCGCTTTCAATCCTTACCGAGATTTTTCGGTATCTCTTTCGTATGAAAGAACCTTTCACACGATTTGGCACAACTCATGGAACAACATTTCAATTTCAGAAATCGAAATCAACTCCTCCTGTAAGGGGCTGGTTTTTTACCCATCAGCGGGTGCAGGCGGTGGTGTTGTTGATGTGTACAAAATTACGGCAAGCCTTGGTGGTCGCGGTGTGTTGGATTACGAGGTTTGCATGGGCATTGACAATGACTCTAACAACCCGACTATTGGAAGTAGCGCTAACAGCTACACAGCCAACGGTAAACTCTATGAGTTCTGGGATGGCTAAAAACACGCGAGCCTCAGCAGTCGTCGAACTACTGAGGCTCTTTACTTACGCGCCTAGCACAACAGGAAGAGGATCAAGAAAACAAAAATTTTCACGATCCACTTTGCTATACTGTGGGCATGAGATGTTTTTACGCGCATATCTCAGTCCTTCAAGCGGCTCAGTGTTACCAGCACTGGGCCGTTTCACTACGGTTTTGTCCCCGACGACTGGATGGTTGACCCGTAGCAAAACCATCCAATTTTTAGCAAGCCATGCGCACGGCTCGCCGGACGTAGCGCTTATTCTACCGTGCCTGCATCTGGCTACTCAAGAGGCAAAAAAGAGATTGTTTCGGCTCCCGTAATTCGGTAAGACGATCCCTTTTTAATCGGGCAAGTGATAGAGGTGTGCCCAGTGCCATAGCTATCTCGCTTGTCCGTACTTGCTCGCAAAATTTCGTCAACGAAAATCTCTACCTTAGTGTTGTGCTTCGAAATGAGTGTGAAAATGCCTGATTTGGCCGCCGTTCCTGTAGCCTCTGGCGTCTCCCAATTACCAAAGTCCGAAACATTTGCGCTGACCTTTTCGTTTACCCACTTGGTGGTCGCTATTGAGTTATCGCCACTCTCCGTAACTGGAGGAGGAGCCGTCGTATAGGGATTCCCATCCTCATTGAATCCAACCCCAAGATAGGCTGAAGTGTTCACTCCTGCTTGGTTTTTGTACGCCACCAACTGGGTAAACGTGGAGCCATCGGGATTTACTCGAGTTGTGATTGCTCCAAATCGATCAGTAGTTGCGTCTCCTGCGTTTTGAACAAAAGCAATGTCAAAATATTGCGCAGTTTCTGGGAATGTTCCTTTGATTAAGCTTGAATTTCTCATCAAAAAGTGATGAGAAAGCGATGAGTCTTCAATTACAAAAGTGCCACCAAATTGAACGTTTCCATTGCTTTTGAAAACATGCTTATGCGCGGCTGCCATGTCGGCTTCATTGCCGCAGTTTGTAAAAATCTCCAGATTTCGATCCGCGGCCAGGACAATGGATTCTGGATGCTCCATTGCCGCAATGATTTTCGCAATGCTCTCAAGGTTCCCGCCGGTTTCACCGGAACAAATAATCGTTCCCTGATTGAAGCCGGAAATCACAAAGTGATCTTGACTTGAGCCGGCAGAAGCGCTTGCATCTGCGTCATTTACGCGCCGTAAAAACGTGAAGTAGCCGCCTGATGTGGTCTTTTCCCAAATCAATCCGTCTGCGGTTATGCGATTCGAGCCGTCCCGCTTGAGATAATGATTCGTGCCGTAGGCGACCGTGACAATTTCCGAGCCTGTAGAGTTCTCGTGCGGTGTCGGTGCAGTAGCTCTAGCCGCCCATTCGTCGCCGTACTGATACCACCCAACACTCAAATTTGCGCTGTAAGAATTATCGGAGTTCGCCTCATTGCGCAAGGCCACCATCTTTAGGTCAGTCCTGCCATCTGATCGAACCCCCATCTCAAGGAAGCCAAAGATGCCTGACAGATCGGAGACGGTCGCAGCGTTTTTGTCTCCAAAATAAACCTGCGAGAAGGCATTGGTACTTGGAATCGTTCCTTTGGTCAGCCTTTCGTCTCGAATGCGCACTTGTCGGCGAAAGACTCCGAGCTCCGAAGACTCCACAATACCGGTGACTTGCAGGCACGACACTGCAAGTAACCGGAAAAGCCATAGTTGATGACATTGCTATCCGCGGAAGTTCTACCGATTTCGCAGGGGATCGTGGTCAAATCGGCGACTGCCTAGAAGCCACAGATATTGACTTCAATGAGTACACCCACTCTGGAGTTTGGAGGGTAGGAGGTACCTATCAAAATGCAGGCGCTTTTGGGAATGTCGGTGGTTTTTTGATCGTCCACAGCAATCGCGCCCATAACTACTTCTTTCAAATCTTCGAGAGAACACTGAATTCTGACCAGCTCCACATCAGAACCTACCACGGTTCTTCTGGCTGGCAGCCCTGGCGCAAAGTTATATTGGAAACCGGCGGTGATTTGACGGGCGACCTCTCGACGACCGGCTCTTTCACGTCGTACAACATCCGCGGCTTTCGGCATCAGTACAGCGGCATTGACCGCGATGTAATTCCATCGTCGCAACAACAAATCTTTCCGTATGCCTTGCTCGATAAAAACGGCAAAACCGTTTCGATGTACAAGGTCATTCAAAACACCAGTGGAGGTATTGCCACTCAGATCGGCTCGGTTCGGTCTGGTGATGACGGAGAGACTGAGTACGCCTTAGTCGAGATCGGTTTTGATAGCAAGGGAGTCGGATACGCAAACGTCCCCAGCACGCCGGACGACGCAAACAACAACCGCGCAGCAACCTCAAAGTTTGTCAACGATCGAATAAGCGCTCACGATGCGACATTGGTTCACACAACGGGATCTGAAACCATCAGCGGGTCAAAAACGTTCGAGAGCCCAGTTGTGAGCAAAGCGGTTTCGCTGATCCAAAGCACGAATTGGAGCGGGATTCGACTGAATGATACGAGTCGAACTAGTGATTCGACCAAGATGCTTGCTCAAATCCTTGATACTGATGGGAAGCGATGGATTGGGCTGGAAACCACGGCAAGCACTGATGGCAGTCGAACTGTGCAGTTAATTGGCCGCAATCGAGACGATACAGCCTGGCTCAATTTCATCAAGTTTTGGGAAAGAGCTGATGGAACGTACAACGTTTATTTGGCTCGAAATCCGGTTACGGAGAGTCATTTTTTGCGGTCGAAAATCCATGAAAACTCGACGCTCAGCGGGGGGCGAAGCCCCTGCGCTTGGCACAAGGGCCACGGCTCTGCATTTGCTTGAGAAAGCCTATGTTCTATGGGAAATCAAGATTAAGACCGGCACAATCAGCACAACCCGAAAAAAAGTCGCTCCAAGCGGCCATGAGGTCACGTCGAACGTCCAAATAATCGCTTCGCTGATACGCGCGAGAGACACTAGTACCGACCGTATGGGACAGACACATTTCGGCGGCTTCAAAAGGAGCTTGTCGGTCCGCGAGGAAGCTACGGGCCATCGATCGGAGACCGTGTGCAACCAACTTACCAGACAACTCAGTCGTATGCAG